AGGAGAGTACCAATACCAGGTTGAGTTACAATTGCGTTAACTCTTTGTGGGTAAAGTTGATCTCTCTGTGCTTTATTTGGATTATATGCAAGTTTGATTGCATTATTGATAATGCCTCTCTGCTGACCGGCAGGAGAGAACCAAGGATATGCAACAATATTGGTGCGGCACATTAGACCCGCAACGCCTGCGTTACAAGGAACATAGACAAATTTCTTGTTGAATCTGTCGTAGGTGTACTTGTATCCACTATCAAAGATTGCGTATGAAGAGGATGGTAGAGAACTAAAATACTTAACAAGATTGTTTGTCTGAGTTGTAGTGTTAGTAACACCAACCAGATCAGATTTATGAGGTCCAACAGTTGCTACACAATCCTTTCTTTGCTCTGCAAGAGAAATTAGATAACTTGCTTTTGCTTGAGAATCTGCAACATTGTCCATGCCAGGACCCATGATTAAGTAGTCTACTTGAATTTCATCCTTATTGGAGAACTTATCGTAAGAAGTGATCAAGTCCCCAAGCGTTGCCTTCATCCCACCAGAAGCGGAATAATCAACACCACCAGATAAGGTGTAGGTTTTATTTCCAATTGCATTAAAGGTTACGTCCTGAGCATTGGAACCCCAAAGACCACTTGCAGTGGAGATTGGTGTAAAGGAAGCAGAAGGAACGCCAGAATATGTGGTAAATCCAGTTGCTCTTGGTGCAGTACCCCAGTAAGCATCTGCAGCACTTGATGGATTTCCGCCAGCATAAACTTGTGATGAAAAATCTGCAAGATATTGTTCATACCAAATTTTCTGTGGAGAATTAACCGCAGAAATAGAATCAAGAGCCTTAGAAAGACTTACGTGCTTTTCAAGAATAGTTCCTTGGTTTCCAGTAATTGTTCCAAGATCATCAACTACAACAACGTGAATAGCATCATTCTTTCCATTTCTATCTAAGGAATATCTATTTGTTGCAGGTTTAGGTGCAATAGACTTCCAATAGATTGTAGTATTGGTTAATCCAAGAGTTTGTTGATTGTACCAATCAGAAACAGAATCGACAGTTGCAGTTCCAGCGGAAGCACCTGATGAATTTATAAAGTTAACAGTCTGAGTTGCTGCAAATGCTGCAAAAGAAGTACCTTCAGCATAATTAATTTGAGTTTCAGTTCCAGTTGAAGAAACTCTTGAAGTTACCTTTACGGTAATGGTGCTGTTGCTGCTAGTTGCATCTGTAGTGATGCCTGTAATGATACCCTTGAGATAACCGGTAAATGATGAGGTAGAACCTGCACCAGGTAAAGTTACTGAAGTGAGAGGTGTGGTAACACCAAATCCAATTTGAGCGCCAAGAGCACCGACGTTGGTAGTATTAACGCCAATGATTTGATCTCCTAAATCATCAATAACGCATACCTTTAGATTGTTTGCCCAAGATCCTGGATTCTTTGCTGCAAAAGTGAAGTTATTTCCATCTGAATGATTATTAATATAATCATCATAATTGTCAATATCTAAAGATGATGTCGATGCAGCACCAACTCCTGCATTTGCGTTATTTAAGGTTGAACCACCAGTTCTAACTACCTTAAGTACGCCGCCATATGAAAGGTATGATGAAGCACTCATCCAGTACTCATACTGGGAGTCCGTTGAAATTGGTTTGCCAAAAGTATTGATTAAATCCTGTTCAGTTGCAATATCAATTGGAAAATCAACAGGTCCAATTGGGAAGGGCCCAGCGATTGCGCCAATATTATCTAAAACATTATCAGCTCTTCCTACAGTTAAATCAACTTCCCTGACGAGTACGCCTGGAGATAATTGAGGAGTCGCCATTTTTTTCTCCGTGAAATCTCAGTTTATCTAAAAAATATTTATTAAAAAGATACTTTACACAGGGGAAACCTGACGTGAATATCTACCAATCAGGATATTCCCAGTTTATCGCTAGGGGTGTGTCTTTTTTACGTTCAATAATTCTTTTTATAGTACACTCTTTGCACTCATAAGAGTAAGAAGATGCAACTGGACCACGATCTTTTCTTGTTCTATAAAATGCATCTATTAAGTTTTTTGTTTCACCACAGACTCTACATTTTCTATCTGCTAATAGCAAATGTCCAAGTTTTATCTGCTTATCTAAATCCATTTACATGTATTCCCACATATAAGCGCGATCTCCATATTCATCGACATACCATCGATCACCATCGACATCTAAAAAACTGCTATTATCTAATCCGTCAGAAATAAAACCAAATGGTGACATGTCTTGTTCTATTTGGTTTTTTTGCTCTTCATATAATCTTTTTCTAACATCTTGATCCGTAAGCTCTTTGAAATAATCCTGAGCAACTAACCAAGCATATATTACTAAGCACATTGCAAGATCATCATTGCACCCTTCCTCTGCTTCAAATGAATTGTGTTTTTGGATAAATGTAGTAAGTTCACTAATAATCTCATAATCGTTTAATATTAACTTACTTTCTTCAATCATTGTTTTAAGATTTAAGCACCCAACTTTTTTGACAGTTTTTGACATCTTAACGCCAAGTTGAGTTTTCTTTCCAGAAAAACCTTGTCCAACGATTTGACCTGCTCTACCTCTCATAGAACACATTAGCAAATTATTATATTCTAAATCATATTGAAGAATGCTTGCTACTTGGTCTCCAACATCATTAACCTCACATAAAATATAAGCATTATTATATGCAGTTGCTGTTTCCTGAATTATACTGGGAAAGAGCATTGGTTTGATTTCATTATTTCTATATTTTCCAACTATTTTATGAGGAAACTGTGTAATGTCCACAATAGTAAATGCAGAATAGTCATTTCCTACGCCTCTAGCAACGTCTACAGTGATTAGATAATCGTGATTGTCCTCTGGATCAACATAAACATCTAAACCTGCGCTACGTGTCTTAGGGGCATCGTAGACGAGCGTTCTAAGTTTGGATGGTGCAATAAGAGTATCAACAGAACCCAAGAATTCGCATTCAAACTCAACTTTAAACTGTTGATCGGAAGTGTTGGCAATAGTTTGTTTTTTCCATTCCTCGTCTCTTCCCGGAACTTCACTCCAATGAACGTCAGTAAAGACATATTCATTCTTACCCTTTTCAGCATCATGCCACATTCGGTAGAAATGATTCATACCGTGTGGTGTAGAAACTATAATAACTTTGGTTTGTTTACCAGAAGTAATAGTGGGATAAACAGATGCAAAGAATGAATCTGCGATATGATTTGGAACGAATGCAAATTCGTCCAAGAATAGAATGTTAAAAGACATTCCTCGAACAGCAGATGCAGAAGTGGATGCCGCTAAAATCTTTGAACCATTCTCAAGTTCTAGAGAACCTTTGTTCCAAGATATGATACCTTGTTGCATCCACTTTGGTAGATTCTCATAAGCAGTCTGAAGACGGTCTAGAAGTTCTCTAGCAGTTGCTGCTTTGTTTGCAAGAATACCAATATTTACGTTATCGTTGAAAACTGCATAATGCAATAAAAAAGACACCACAGTTGTAGACTTACCAGTCTGTCGTGGCATCTTACATATATTAAATCTATGATTATGAAAGTTATTGATTAACTTTTCTTGGAAATGATATGGTTTAAAATTTTGTAGACCGTGATCAAGGGTTACAATTTTTACATAATTATTTGCAAAATAAACTGGATCATCTTTACACTTAACAAATTCAATAATTTGATCTTGAGTAAATTCGATTGGTGTATTTGCCTTCTTGAGCAAAGGGTTGCCCAAATAAACATCATTTGACATGATAATAAATCAACCTCTATTTTTTAAATATAAGAATAAATTAACACTTCCAACGTCTTCTTGCTGCCAATCCTCTTTCTCCTTTCCAACTTCTACTGCGAGAGCAAAATGCTTTACGTCGTTTTGCTGCTCTGCTTCCTGGTTCTACATCTCCAGTTACTGGTGCCTGCAAATTGGATCCCGTAGCACGATTATATTTTTCTCTCCCCTTTTTGGTAAGACCTCCACCTCTACTTACAGGAAGTTTTTCTCCTCTACCTACAGACAGAGAGGGACCTTCTTCTTCCAACTCAACTTCTTCTCCCATGGTCTTAACATAATTTTTATTTGGTCCAGGTTTTGCTGAACTTCCCCCCCTAGGTCCACACATTTGGACGAGTGGTTGTCCTGGTTGAATTTCAGAAACTGAATGGTAAATTGCGACAGATCCAGGATAAACTTTTTGGAGTTCATCATTAATTTCTTTTCTTGATGGAGTCTTAACTTGGGGGAAAAACATCTTAAGTGAATAATATTTTCCTCTCCAAGAAAGAGTTACTGCAATAACATTTCCAGTTTGTGCTTGAAGTCTTGTTACCTCACTTACTTGAGACTTAAATCCTCTAATTGGTTCTGGTTTGATAATATCGACTACTTCAGCAAAAGTATTTCCGTCAGCATCTTCAATAGTTACATCTTCTGCTTTTACGCAAGAACCTTTATCAAACTCTTTAGTTCCTTTTTTTCTTTTATAACCTGACCAACATTTTTCATCTAATATTTCCCTTGTAATTTTATCAACCAAAGTTTCTTCAAATTTGGGTAAAGTAACACCAACAACTTTCTTTGCTTTTTGTGGTAATTGTGCTTGTTGTGCGGTTGTCATATTATCAATTTTTTTTGCCGCGGATGACATTTTAGTTTTTTTATGTTTTTCTGGATCTATCTCATACCCAAAAGATTCTTCCATTTCTCCGCTTGCAATATAATCTGCTGCAGTATCGATATAATCTGCTGCTTTAGTAATTTTTGACTGAACCCATGCTTCTAGATCTCCCTCACCTTTACCAACTTTTGATTTGATCCTTTTTACTGCATCTTCAATGGTTTTGAGTTCTGATCTTGCCATTGAGTACTCTTCATCCTTTACAGAAACCTTATCCCATGCTTTCTCTCCATAAGAGCACTCGGATCTTGTTTCTCTCTTGTCACATAAAGGACAGTATCTTTCTTCTTCGTGCATAGTTTCCTCCGATTTAGTTCCCCAGTTTGCAGCACCAACATTACGACATTTTACAAGTGCTCCAGAAGCATATGCACTTGGCCAAACAGAATATCTAGATTTTACCTTATGGTAACAAGCATCTTTTTTGCCACTACCTTTACCCGGTTTGTCTTTTGCTTCTTGTACGTCCATTTCCTCTTTCATTTTCTTTTTAGGTGAATCCGTAGAAACATATGTTGGTTTTGCAGCTCCAGTTTTTTCTTGTTGTCCAGGATCTGCTGCTTTTTTTCTTCTTGCTGCTGAACGTCTTTCTGCGGAAGTCATGCTTGCTCTTTTTTCAGACGAAACGCATTTTGGAACCCCTTCACCTGGTTCGTCACTTGCACAAGTTCCTCCAGTTAACACATTAACCCATCCAGGTTTTTTATCTGTTGATTCCGAATCTTGAAACCATTTATGAAGTTTATTTTCTTTCACATCTTTAAATTTTCTATGATGCTTCTTGGCATCTGCTTCCATTTTTTTCAAACGAGTATAATAGTCTGGAATCTCATCTAAGTGTTGAAGAGCAATATTACGAGCAAGTTCATGATCTTGAGTGTGCTCATGTTCAATAGGTTCGCCCATATCAAGTTGCTTTTGTATAAAAGAAACATCAAGACGATGCTTCTTTGCAATTTGCTCAACGGTTTTATGCGACTTGATTTTGGGCATAAAAAATGAATATCTTTTTATATTTATTATTCTACACTTCCTTCAGTTTGTTGCTTTAGAAGTTTTGCCAATTCTGCTGTAGATCCAACAAAAAGTGCATTGTTAACTGTTGTTGGTCCTTTTTGTTTTTCTTCTTCAATATCTTTAAGTTTCTTCTGGAGATCCATTAATTTATCCGTGGCATCAGCAACGTTTTTGATAAGTTGTCCTGCAACCTCATATGCACGAGGCATCTCACTTTCTTGAGCAAGTTCAAGAATACCATTAATTGCTTCTTGACCTTTTTCTATTAATGAATATAAATTTCCTCTTGTGTAGTTATAATCTTTTTTAATATCATCAACGGTAGAGGCAATTGTCTCTATTTTTTCAATTTCACTTTTAGTTTCAATAGGAACTATTTCACCCTCAACATTAAAAGCATCGTTTAAACTGTCAAATTTTTTTGTCATTTTCATAAATTAATACCAGCAAATCCAAAGTCATCGCCATCTTCAATTAACGTATTATCTGTAGTTGTAATAGATTTGACCGAAGATCCTGCTAAGTGTGAGGTTATCGTTGTATTATCTCTACCTCTATCCACAGTAAGAACATTTCCTGCCTTGGACCTTACGAATACTTCCTCACCCTCAAGATCTAAGTAAGTATTTACTGATATAGAACTTGCATTGTCTACCGTAATGAGTATATCTTCCGTGGTAATATCTTTTGTAAGATTTGTAACAACTGTTCCTGTGTAATTCTTGATAGCTCTTGGTTGAGCTGAATATACAATTTCTCTGGTTGGTGTATTTGTAGTATCTCCAGCAACGTAACCAATTGTGGTTTTCTTGATAATATCCTTGGAAGCAGAAGAAACTGGACCAAACAGATAAGTTTTAACAGTAAATCTTAAAGTATAAATTAATACTCTTCTTGTAGTGAAATTTCCTTCATAGTCGTCCTGCATTGTAATATTTTCAAGAACAACTGGTATGTCCCTCTTCTCATTAATAATATCAACCAACTCTACACTCATCGTATATGCTGGTTGAAAATATGGTAAAATTTGTTCAATAATTTGAAGAGCATCATCATTTAACTTAGACATAATGCTAAGTTCAAATTGCATGTTATATGGAACTGGAAGATATACCTTTTTAGTTTCTTTTCCGTCTTCTGCTGATTTTGCAGTAAATGTTTGAGTAGTGGTTGATTTCCTTGTTGAATCATAATTTAAACCAGTGAACTCAAATGACATTCTTGGCAATGTAATTTGAACTGGTTTGCTTAAATCCGGAGATTGTTCTAATCTTGCCAGAAATTTTTGCGTTGGTCCGTAAGCAAGAGGAACCTTAATGACATTAGTAACAGATCCACTATTATTAGTGTGCTTTATACTTATCTCATTGAACAAAGAACCGAAAGCAATAACAGTTCTTCTTAGAATTTCGTGATAAAAATACTCAAACATGTCTTATAAACCTTTATGTTATTATTTAAACATAATAACTTTTATTTATGGTTTATGGCATTCCAAAAGGATTTCTATCACTAAAATCTACAATTTTATCTGCTTCACTTTCAATTTCTTCATTATTAGCAAATCCATCTTTCGCAGAGAATACATCTGTAGACCTCAATTTATAAGAAGCACTTGACGCTGCTCCAACAATACTCTCGCCGGCAGTAAATTGTCCATTGACATTAGAAACTTCTAAAATATTAGTTACAGAATTCCAAGATCTAACTCTTGCAGTAACACCACTTTGAGATCCTGTTACCACTTCGTTAAATATAAATGTACCTATAATTCCAGGTGCAACAGTGTATCCATATCCTGGATTAACTATTTCAACACTCTGAACAGACTGTGCAGATGGATTTGTATTATCATTACAAACAACAATTCCACCTATCATCTTAGCAATTGCAGACGCAGTTTTTCCTCCAGATGGTGCAGATGAAATTCCAACTGTCGGAACACTTGTATATCCGCCGCCACGATTAGTTACTGTAATGAATCTAATACCACCATTGACAATTCCTACAGTTGCGGTAGCAGTTACTGCAACTCCAACCATTGTAAGTTTTTGTATATTTCCGACAGGTGTAGAATCTTGATCGCCAGAACCTGAGATTGTATCATCAATATCTTCTATGCCGGTATCAATAATTTCATCTTCATATCTAAAGAGTTCGCATCTTAATTCATAGGTGTAAAGTCCCTGTAGTTGATAAAATGGTTTTTCGTGCTCAACGTACTTAATTTCAAACAATCTATCTCCTAATGGAAACCAAACCAAATCTCCTTCTTTTGGTCTTGTTGATAATTTAATGTTTGGTTGACCGCCAATTAATGGGGAGATATAATTCTTAAATCTCTCTCTTGAAATTATTAGAGTTATTTCATTAAGTGCCTGAATTCCAAATTTTGAAAGTATTGTTGGATTATCACCATATCCATCAAAACTATCAACATATGCTTCTATTGGATAAGCATTAGTGAACTGTGATTCTATTAATTCTCTTATTACTGTCTTTTCGGTAATGTATTTTCGTGGCAAATAATAAACCTCAACCCCATACATCCTCAACTGTTCGTTAATCAAATCTTGAATAAGACCTTGCTCTGATTTGGATCCTTGTAAGAAAAATGGATTTAGCATGGATTAACCGATCATATCGTATGGAGGAAGTTCGTATGTACTGGACATTTTTTCCATTAAAATATCTATTTCCCTTTGAGCATCGTCATACATTTGTCTACCATTTAATTCAACTCCACCAGGCAATTTGACGCCTGTAAATTTCATCATATTTTGTCCCCACTGTTTTTTAATAAGAGAGGTTAAATATGGTTTAAGAAAAGAATCATTCCAAACTCGCGAATAATCATTTGGATCTAAAGTAGAGTAACAATCAATGACAAAAAAATGATTTTCTGTAACTGATCCCCAATCAATATCAAGGTATAGTCTGTCTTGCCTTTTATTAAATCTAATTTGTTTTTGTGTATTTAAAAGAAAGTCCAAATCTTCCAAATACGTTTTAACCATTGCGTAACTTAATAGTTCAGTTGTCCCCCAATAGTAAATATCGTTTAAGAATAACTGATATTTAACGCTAAACATATTATGTGTAATGGTATTAGCGCCATCAAAAGTGAAAATCTTATTCACTCCAATTACATTTGGTGGAACTTGTAGATAGTTGCTATTTTCAAAATATGAAAAAGTTGTTGCAGTCCCAACTATGTTTGCAGTTGCCGTTGTTGTAACAATACCAACGTTGTTTTGATTTATTCCCTTCGCTTTTCCGCGAGCAATGTCATCTGCAGTTACTTTATATTTGTAAAATGTCGGATAAACGCCATCAAAATGTCTTTCTTGGAAAAATTGAACAGCATCATCCACAAGATCTTCAATTTGCTCATCCGCAACGTTAATTTCTAAAACTGGCGCTCCCAGTTTCCTTTTACAGTAATCTATTAATTCTTGTCTAGTAGATGGTTGCGCCATTTATTTCTACTCTTTAAAAATATTTATGGTTTTGATGTTATGAGTTGTGCAACAACTTCTTGTTGCTTCAAATATAGTTTAAAGTAACACTTTGCGATGTTTTTTACATCATCTAAATTGTCAATACTATCAATTTCTGCTGCTACTTTGAAGTATTCGAAACTTTTGCTCAAATTTTCAAGTTCTATTTTATCGGGATCCATCAATCAAACTCCTAAGTAAAGATTTTATTTCATTTAAATCATTTTTTATATTAGTCACATCAGACTCCAAATTCTCCAATTTTTGATCTTCTTCAGTTTTTACATTTCTTCTAGAAATGTATTGTTGATATTCTGACATATTTGTGTTAATAATAGAATTCGTATTTGGGTCTCTAAGGAGACTGTTGTGACCTTCAACTCTTAAATAATCCATTTCAATTATGCTAATGCAATGACTCTTAGGTTTCTAATTCTTGGTGGATAAACTTGATTTGTCGATGTAAGAACTAATTTAATTCTATAGAATCTGAATGAAGGCAATTGGTCGGCAGTAAAACTATATTCTCTAAAATCAATATTGTTAGTTTCAAATCCAAAGGACAGTGATGGTTGAACAAATACATCAGGAAGTCCATTACTATTCTCAAAGTTTATGATTTGTTTTCTAGCATCAAGATTATTATATCCTGGATAAGGTGTAAAAATAGGTATAAAGTTTTGATTTTCGCCAATTGCGTAAAATGCTCTTATATCACAGTAATTATTAATGTGAGCATCTAATAGAATTTTAATAGAAGTAGCTGGATTTTCTAAACCAATTTCTTTAGAGATATATTGGAATGATGATGGGTCAGTTCCAATTGTATTCACTCTATTATCAGTCGCATAATTAGTAATTACCTTATTGATTCTATTTGAAGTTAATACTACACTAACTCTTTGAGTATCAATAACTGGACTTACTCTCGAATCTACTGAATTTAAGAAAAGTCTTAAATTCATAGACTTTTTACCCATCAATGATCCCAACTTAGCATCTTCATTTATCTTGGATGCAATAATTCTTGGAGTTGTAAAATAGTTAGTTTTGTTTATTGTAACTGGTTCAAATCCACTATCAACGAAAGGAATTTCGTTGCCACTAATACTTGATCCAGTAATTGTTCTAACCTCTGCATTGATTGTAGTCCCCTGTACAGTAATATTTTGCACTGAAGGAGTCATCAATTCAAATGGTATATTTTGGGTTGCTTTTATGTTAAATCCACCAGCAGACTTAGTTTGATTTAAGTATAGTTTGGGGAAACTAGATCCATTAGATCGATCAATTCCATTCAAGTCCATTTGAACCTTAATGTTGTATGAATCAAATGATATTGGATCAGTAACACTTGTATTTGCAAGATAATGCGTAGCATTGATTCTTTTTAAAGAGACTCCACCCAATTCATACTTGTAAACAGGAGTTCCTGCTTGATAAGGTCTAATAACTTGAGGTAACAAGATATTCGCGAAGATTGGATCAATATATCCAAGATTAGTTACATCATTAAGAACTCCGCTTCCGACAGAAGTATATTCAAATAATCTATTGCCAATTAATGCATATCCTGGATTAGTTGTTCCTACACCAACTCCTTCGAAGGTTGAGAAATTAGAGCTATTCTCAACAGTTATAGTATTCTCCAATAAGTAATCTACGGTTAATTTAGTTGGTGGTACATCTGATTCTACACCAGAAATTCTTACATAGTTGTCATTAAAATACATTCCGTGGTTCTTATGATTTACAACGATATGTAAACCATCGCTTTCTACATTAATACCCGAAATTTGTACATTTCCACCTGAAGTTGAATTTAAAGTGGTTGTTAATCCCGAATTATTAATATATTGTACTGTCTTACCAGTTCCAGCAATTGAGAAATCACCTTGTACATTATCTAAAACAAGTTCATTTGTACTTGCAATAGAAACAAGAGAGAACAGAGCATCTCTACCAACAGGAGATGCTCCTAAAGTAGAAATACCAAGCACATCGCCAACTTGATACCCATTTCCTGATACGGAAACTGTAGCTGCTATTGCAACTCCGTTTGAAATTGTAATATTTGCTTTTGCATTTCTACCACTTCCAGTAATTGTTACTAAATCAACTCCACTAAATGTTAAACTACCAGAGGATGGAGTATAACCAATACCAGCATTAATAATTTGAAGTGTTCCCGTGGCGATTCCAGCATTTCCTACATAATTGCCAGTTGCATTAGTCCCTTGTTGGAGAACAGTATTTCCTAAAGTTAGATTACTATCACTTAATGCACTTGATAATCCAATTCTAACTTTTCTTGAATTAAGATTAAGAGAATTTGGTAATAATGTTGGAACTTGAGAATTTCCTGGTGATAATTCTGGACTATAGAACTCTACACTACCAGAAGTTAAGAAATCTGCTCTATAAAGGGTAAACTTCAAATCTTCCCACTGACTTGGTTCCCAGGTTGATGCATTTTGAGATTTAAATAATGAACCAAGATAAGGTTGGTTTACATATGACTGTGTGAGAATATCAACTTCACCAGATCTGGAGATAAAAACATTATATTTGTTTGAATTTGATCCAATAACAATTGAATATTCCTTTCCACCTTCTAGATAAACTGGTGATTTAAATACAAACGAAGTCGGAACAGATCCATCATTAGAAATATTAACTTGATCAGGTTCTAACGTAATCTCAGAGAATGGGAGAACAGTCTGTGTGGGGTATCCTCCCTGCATTGTTCTTATTTGGAACAATACCGGAACTTCTGCATCATCCTTTGTTTTGAAGAAAATATCGCACTTTGTAAGGAAAATACCACTTTCTTCTTGAACTAAGAAAGATTGTGCAAGAGGATCCCACCAAGGACATCTATTCCAATTAGTTGTTTTTGAAATAACATTACTACTTACTAATTGAGCTCCAGTAGTTCTGGAAACATTATTCTGCTGAAGATCTTGTTTTTGCTCAATCCTTGCATTTCTAGTGGAAATAATATTTTCTTGAACAGTTTCAATAGTTCCACTTGAAATAAATTTTTCTTCAGATACTGTAGAAGCAAGATTTCTATCATTGATAATACTGTTTATCAATGTAAAGGTTTTTGAACCATTTTCAAATCTTGGATTTACGGATATGTTTGGATTTGGAATGTAGAAACTACCAATTAATGAGGTATAAACATCAGAAATTAGTCTTACATTAGCAATAGTTGCACGAGCACCACTTGTTTTTCCAACTAGAGTCATTCCGGATTGAACCCAACCACTAAATTCTCCTTGATATTGAGTACATAGTGAAAATGTGTCTATATTCAAAATAGTGCTTGTAGAAGAATATGTTGCAGGAAGAGTTTGGCTTGTATATGGATTTAGAGGATATGTTGAAGTTGGAATATTATATGGACCTTCTTTGTGATTTGATTGCACAACTCTAAATGTAATTTGCGGATCACTTTCGTTAATTACAGTTACATTTAGACCTGTTTTTTGAATTGTGCCAATAACAGTTTCACCAACCTCAAATACTCCAGAAACCATAGTGATTTCTAATAGTTTTGGTGTGCAATACTTAGTTACATCTACACCATCAAAGAATGCATAAATTTGAGTTAGTGGTTTTACATTTTTAGCAACAAATTGAATGTTTCTAGATCTTAAATATTGAACCAGATCTCTACTTACAACTTTATCTCCGATCGATTCATTATCAAACTGTTCAGAAACAAAAGTTGTTGTACCAGTTCTTGATTTTACTCCAGTTTCTTTTACTTCTCTGTAATTATCTTGAGTAACTGTAGTTGTTGCATACCCTCTATGCCAACCCCAATAACCCCAATGACCCCAATAACCCCAACCATATCCATATGGCCATCCCCACCACCAATTTCCATAATGTCCATAATTATAAGAAGTATCTGTTCTGGTTTTAACAGTTTCAATAACTTCTTTGCCAGTCCAATTAGTTTCCCAAGCACCCCAAACGGTAGGTGAATAACCAGTTTGTGGATCTACATTGAATTGTTGTTGAGCAAGAGCCATTGTTTGGGCATAATTGCCTTCAACGTTAATAATTTTTGCATCTAATCTTACAGTATCAATCCAAGTATCTGTTGCTGGAGTAAGTTCAACAGTTCCTTGCCAGAAACTAATAATAAATGGGGTCACACTTTCAGTTCTAGTTGCAAAAATTTGCTTCAACCATTCGACTTCTGCATAATCAAGAGTGATCAAATCTCCAGTTTTTCTTATGTTATTTCCTTCTGGTGCTTCAAATGCAAGGTCTGCTTGAGAATCTACTCCTTCCACAGGACCTGCAATTAAATCAATAGCAGTAGTGTAGTGTTTTGGTCTTAGTTCTTTATTTTTAGGATCAATACTATTTTCAAATGGTACACCACTTTCTTGTGAATTTAATGAACTAAAATTATCAACAAAGAATCCAGATTTAAATCTATCTAATCCACTTGAATCGGGAACAAATAAGTTTGCAGTGCTTGATTCGAGGGTTGATAATGCAGTATAATACTCAAGATTTTTAATTCTATTTTCAAGTTGTTTGATATCAACCATTCTATATCTCTTATGCTCAAGGAATTGAACAGAAGCTTGAGATATATCAAAAAGATATGGAGGTAAAGTTACGGTTGCAATTTCCAGTGCATCCTCAACATTAACAGGTTTCTCTGGTTTTTCAGAAGGAACTCCATATTTAACCTGGAATGTTCCATCTTTACGTACATAGATTCTATCAATTCTTCCAAGATAATATGAAAATGTAGTAACAATGGACTCATCAGATGCTAAAATATTTGCCGATGAATTTCCTGATCCATTAAAAAGTCTTCCATAAAATTCAAGTGGCGATCTAGAATTTACCGCTACTGTATAAGGAGAAACTCTTGGTCTGATATCAATCATATCAGAGTTTCTTACTGAGTTTATAATTTGAATGTCTTTCTTATAATCAAAACCACGATAAGAATCTACTGTTGTAATATCGCCATCGTCTGAACTTTGATAATAACCACTTGCGAAATATACTTTTATTTTTTTAGATGGTTCTGGTGATGAAGGTACTCTATTGATTGAACCGTATCCATAGAAGGATCCTTTTTGTCCATTATCAAACTTAAAGTTTGATGAAATACTGGAACTAGAAGCATCAATAGTTGTAATAATTGCTTGAATATTAGATTCTGCGAAAGTAATCGTTTCCCCTTCCTTGAAGGTATTTTCATTTAATGGAATAAACGAAATTTGAGAATCTGTTAATCTTTCTGCATATACACCAATTGCACCACTTAACTGACCAACAAATTGCTCACCAATGATTAAATCGGTGGTTTTAGTTGTTGGACCGTTTATTGAAGAAAGAACAAAAGTAGGCGCTGATGGATCTGCAGTTGTCCTTGATTCATAAACGCCATAAACATTAACAATATCTGGAACATTGAGTGAAATGCTTTCGTCTTGAACTCTTGTTCCATATGGATAATTTCCATAAGTAAGTCCATCGTTCAGAGTAGTTGCGCCAAGTCCAGATGCTTCGTACTTGGATTTATCAATAAGAATCGAATTAACTCTATTTTTTAACTTGATTTTTGATTTTGGTTTAATCTTTCTTAAAGTTGCAACAAGTGTCGCGCTTCCATTAGAACCCAAATTATAAATTTGAATTTGAGTTGATCCATTAATAAAATCAAATTTGTCCGAAGTAAGAACCTCTGTTCTTCCATCAGATCTCATTAAAGTGTATCTTTCTTCATCAAAAGGTAAGAAAGTTTCATTTTCTCCAGCAGTAACTGGTGTTGATAATTGATTATCAGCGATAGTTACATTAAAAGTCTTTCTGATGGTTAAAGATGCATTAGTTAAGTCTACTGAAGATATATTTGGTCTAGGTAAAACTGTATATAAAGTATCATCTGTAGATTTAGATAATTTAGTTCCTAAAATTTTCAAATCAGAAACATTTAGAAGTGATGTTGGTAAACCACCCTGATTAATACCAGTTACCGTAGCAACACCGGAAATTGAAATCGTTGTTTTTCCTACGCTTACTACACTTGCATATACTGGTAAAGAAGATGATCCATTACTAAATCTAACAAGATTACCAGATTTAACTATTTTACCTGGGAAGTTTTCATTTGAACTGGTAATTGTACTAATACCACCACTTGAAGCACTAATAGTAGCAATTCCTACATTGAAATAATCAGATTGGACTGTATCTGCATTAAAAGTTGTTGCAGATCCTACAATACCGTGGACAGATTTTACATCAGCAATTCCATATGAAGTAATTGCTATTGCAACTCTATTATTATTAATTCCATCAATAATAAATGATTCATTTGGAATGAATTCGCCATTTTTTTGATAAAGAACAATTGATGCACTATTAGTTACTGAATTTTTTAAGAAAGCAGTTGCGCCACTATTTTTACCCTTAATAAAAGTGGGAACAGAAAGTGTAATTGGTTGATTTAATGTGACTTCGGTTGTTGTTTGAACATCATAAAGAGAAATATTCCATTGGTTTAAATCTGAATTTGTTGTATCATACGATCCAGATTCTAATCTAAAATCATAAACTCTTGCTACACCAATTTCTTTTCCTGCTGCTATCTTTCCTGGGGAAACTTGGTAAATTGCAAGATTTTCGGATGGAGTAGATCCGCCATAGGTAAATTGTCCTTGATTAAATACACCTCTATTACCTAAACCATCATTTAAAGATTCTTTGATGCTCAGGTCAAATGGAGTTACGTAATAGTCTCCAGATTCTGCATAAGTTCTTCTCGCTAACTCATCTTGAATTAAATTATAGTCTTTGGGTGTTCTAACAGTTTTTATTACACCATCTAAGATAGTTGCTAACTCAATAAAATTATTGTCGTTAAAGTCGGTTAAATCTTTTTTAAACAGGGATACTGAAATTTTTAATCTATCTGCTCCTGGAGCAGCATAATTATTGAATCCCTGGGAATTGTCATTCAATTCCTCATCAATATCCGAATTAATAACTTCTTCATTTATAAACAATCCTACTCTATAATTTGGATTGTTTGAATATTGATCTAAAATTAGAGTCTCTGTATTTACTGTTACAAAGTAACCTCTTATAAAGTAAACACCTTCCGTAATAGAAAAGGCAGATCCAATGGAAGTTGCGTTGCTTGCAATAGTGATTCCAAAAGGAGTCCCTGCAGAAATAGAAGTATTTCCTAACAGACCAGAAGTAATAGTGACATTTGAAGAGATACTTTCGCCATCTAAAAACTGAACTGTTGAATTATTTTGTGTACTTGAACTTAAATAATTTACATATAACGTAACATTACCTCTTTCAGAATCAGTAGATAACAGTACTTTTTCAACTACTGCAGTAATTCCCGAAGTCTGTCCAGTAATTTTTGCCCCAACAAGTTGTTCTACATAAGCATCTATTGGAACACCCAAGTAAGTGTTATTCAACTCTACTGCATAATAAAATTGATTATATGAAGTATTGCCGGGAATTACTTTTGCACCCTCTTTAAAAAAGTGTTGCCCAAACTTCTCAACTTGATTTTGTAAAATAGACTGTAAAGTTGTCAGTTCTCTTGCCTGAATTGGATATCCAGGCTTAAAAAGAACCTTATAGTAGTCATTATTTGCATCAAAATCGTCAAAATATGGCGATACATTGAGGTTTGTTACTTGGGACATAATTCTTTAGAACTGCAAAATGACTTTAATATCTTCTTTTTGGTTTGATGATCTAGTAATTGCTGGTCTGTTATCAACATAAATTATGTTTCCAGAGTACTTTTTGACCTCTGGATTTGATAGACCATTTACAAAAGACTGACCAAGATAGTAGGTTCTACTATTTATTACTGTAGATATACCTGTAAAGGATGTACTAATTGATAATGTAGATCCAGTATTTCCATTAATTACCAGACTTCCTCCGGATAATGGATTGCTTGTAAATTCAACCAAATCAAATCCATACTGTGGATTAGTTTGTGCCATACCAACTGATGTACTTCCTGTACTAAATCCAGCAAGAGTTCTATCTTGCCAATATTTTAAGACTCCGGTTGTTTGGTCGTAACTAATTACTCTACCAGAAGCAGTTATGCCAGTGCCTACCGTTTGAGTGATCATAGAATCTGGAGAAAATGATGCTGAACTATATCCAACACCAGTTAATCTTATTGCATATGCAGCACTTGCTTTGTCTGTATTCAGTAATTGTGTTGATCCAAATTGTTTTGGATTTTCTACAACACCAACTCTTGCAATTTGATTTCCCGTTATAAAATCTGGGTTTTGGGAATCATTTTCAATTCTGGAATATAGAAGAACATTGTATGCTCCCAACTCTCTATAAATATCTGCTCCATGCCCTCCTTTTGGAGAAATAATCACATCAAAAGATGGTCTGACTGATCCTGTAGGAACATTTCCAACAACCAAATCAACATTACCGTAGGTATAACCGGAACCTTGATTTGAAACTACTACTGATTCAACTTGTTGATCATTATTGATAACAATAGTGCATTCTGCGCCAGTACCATCTCCCCTAATTGGAACTCTTGTATAAGTTCTGTTCGCGGTGCCAACGCCAACTCCACGATTTTTGATGGTGACTATTTTTATGGATCCATCAACTGCGTTATTTCTTACGGAAGAATTATCCGCACTCGTTTCCCAATTTAATGGGACAGGCATAAAGTTTGTTGATTCAAATTTTACAATATCACTTGGTTTAATTGTATATAAGTATTTCCAAATATATCCATCTCCACTTGCTCCAGCTGCTCTTGGTTCCAAATCAACGAACGTTGGTTCATCTAATGATGGTCTACCGCTTGGATAAGTAGGATCGGTTCCATTTTGGAGACAAATATAAACTCTATAGTCACTATTTAAGACATAATAAGATGAAGAATATAAACTTGTTGCACCAGAAACTGGAGCGACATTTGATCTACTATAATCATGTCTATAGTAATCATAAGTAGTTCCAGAAGACCACACTCTCTTCTGCACTACTTGACGCACATCTGAAGAATTAATCTTCTTCAATGCAATCATTGTATCCCAATAGTTATTTTCTTCATCAAAACTATCTCGTGGAGATGGTGGAGTAGTGTCCCAATCACTTTGAATATTTGTTGGATTTGGAAGTCCAACAAAAGTATAATAAGAATTGGTAGAGGTAGTTACTCCAGCAACAAAGTTTTTAGCATTTAATATTCTAATTTGGTCAGTTATAATTGCAGCCATTTGTGGAGTTTTTTATCTATTTATTAAAGGTAATTAAAGTATTTTAATGGAGTAGTTCTAGTTACAAGTGTTCCCGTGGAAATTCCAGAATAACCAGAATTTGTATATGCATTATATGATTCAGATTTTGTTCTGGATTTGAGTTTAATTCTTCCCCAACTAAAGTTTCCATAATAATTGCTATATCCAATTCCACTTAATCCGTTGTAACCAGAAACACTCACTATGACTTTAGCAACATAAGTAATACCTAAACCTACAACCGAGGTTTGTGCAATTGATACTGAAGAAACTTGGTAAACTCCATCAAGAAAACTTTTTCCCGACCCAACTATTTTACGTAGAGAATCAAGAGATGTTACGCCATTTCCAACGTTTGAGTTTGAAACAACAAAATAGTAATTAGTTTGTATTCCACTTATTGTTGTAATTCCGGAAATCATCCCTTCACGAAGAGGTGAATTTTGAGGTATGAAGAAATCAAATACAATTCCAGTGGAAGCGACTCCAACAGAAACTGTAGAGATTCCACTAATTATTCCAAAGTCTCCTTCATATGAAGCGACCTTGTTACTCTCAATATCAATTGTTGGGGGTTCAATTAATACAACCGGAGGATTCATTGAAGAATATCCAGTAACAACTCCAGTAATAGAAATTGAAGTGACAATTCCAGAAGTTATAAATGAAATTGCAGTAGAAGTTGTTGATCCTATGCCAATTGGATTTTGAATTGTAACTATAGGGGCAGAATCATATCCAGAACCACCATCTAAAATATTAATAGAAGAAATAGTTCCCGCCACTGATACAATAGCAGTGGCACTTGCAGAAACTTTAGTATCCTGAGATATTAAAGTAATATTGTTTTGGAATTCTAAGGAAATGTTATTTTCATTTAATGGGTTAAAGAATGGTCTTAGATTTTCAACATATACAATAGTTGATCCAACACCAACTGGTTGAATTATGTGTGTAGTTGGATAGATGAGTGGCTCATAGAACTCTCTATTCTTACTTACCTCTTTTTCATTGATAATTAAGTCTTCAGTTTGGCGACACCAATTTATTGGTCTTGTTAGTGTTGTGACTGAAGTATTTCCTGGACCAAAATATGGGTTTGTTTCAACAGTCTCAATTGATAGTATGTCTACTACCTTTCTTTCATCTTCTAATAAACTTGGTGACTGTCCAACAAAAGAGTCATATGTTAATTGCAAATCATCACCAATCTTAACTGTATCTACTACATCACGGAATATAACATCAACATTATCACCACTTCCCTTATAGAATAAAATCTTGCAGGTATCATCTGGTTTTGGTGCCTCAGTAAATTGAATTTTACTGCCGCCATTAAAGACATAACCTTTGCCTGGGATTTGTAGAATATCATTAATAAAAACTAAAAGTACATCTTGGATGTTTATTGGAGAACCTTTCTTTGCATAAACAGAGATTATTGAACCATTGTATTTTAGTGGGAAGATAATTCTGCTACTATCAAACAATTGTTGAATGTCATCAAATACTTCCAATTCACCGAGAGACCATCCAGAGAACTTATCTCTATCAACACTATCTACTGTAATCTGGAATTCTTTTACAACTGAGTTTGGCGTTGTTGGTATTCCAGTTGCTCCTCCAACAGGAACAGTTAATATATCACCTGGTTCATATCTATATCCAGTATTCTGAATTTCAAATTCAATTATACTAGATCCTTGTCCAACTACAACGTCTATAGTTGCTCTAGTGCCAATGCCAGAAGAAGATGAACTATAAATTAATGGAATATTTGAATATGAAAGTGGTGGATCAATAATCACATGTGGTGGATTGGATGAAGTATATCCAACTCCAGGATTTGTTATCGCAATGCTAACAATACTTCCGTTGCTAACTGCTGCAGTTCCAATAAACTGAATATTTGCAATCCCCGTTGAAGATGTTGCAACACCGACTCTAACAACAACAGTAGAAATTCCTGTTAGAGTTTGAATTGAAGACCTATATCCAGATCCGCTATTGCCAATACTAATAGACGAAATGGTTCCTGCAACAGATACCACCGCAGTTCCACCTGCAGATATTATAGGTTGATATCCAAAACCTTCAGTTGAACCAATCGAAACAATTATTCCTCCTGAGGGAAGGTTTGAAGTATTAATATCGGAAACTTGGGATGTTGCTGATCCAACAAATGAAATTGAAGTAACTCCAACAGATTCAGATAAGAAATAATTTTTTGTTAATCCTGGTTGCTGGAAGATTTCATTTATGAGTACAATAGCATTGTCTTCAAAAATGTCAGTAATATCAGAACCATTTGATGTTAATGCAAATGTTCTTTGTGATCCATTGAATCTTGAAGAAATATCATCAAAAATATAATTCTTATTATATGATTCATTAGAGGAATCTGTGATACCAGATCTCATGAACACCCTTCCGTGGAAATATGAAGATGATGTAATACCTAGCCAATCTCTTTCATCGGGTGGATTAGTAGATGTTCCAAAAGGAATATTCCCATAAGGAGCCTCTGCAAAACTAATCTTATTTTGAACTATATTGTAATTGCCATTCACTTTAGTCACAGAAGTTCCAATGGAATGACTTGCAAGTTCTGTTCCTAACCAAGGTCTTGCGACGCGAATTGCATTTGTACTGCCAACCCCAATGGATTCTACTTTTACAATTTCATTATCAATACGTAAAAGATCGCCGGAAATTATTCCATCAATAGAATCCGAATATAGTAAATCATCTACTGATAAAAGATTTGCTGATAACTGTGTTGTAGTTGAAGTTGATACTATAGGAGATTGAATTACATTGTCAATTGATATTAGTGTTTTTGCATTTTGTTTTGTTGAAGTAAATATGTGACTAGTTCCAATACCAACAGAAGTTATATTCAGTGACTTTGGAACAATTTTTAAAGCATCTTCAGCACTTCTTGCCAACTTAATATTGTTTTCGTCAATTTTAATTACATAGACTGTAGATGGTAATTTATCAGTGGTTCCAATTCCTACTCCAAAATCTGTAGAAGCAATTCCAATAGGAGTTGATGTTGGTGATCCTGATGAATATGTAATTCTTTCTCCGGTTACAAAGAAATGATTTTTTATTGTTATGGTGCTTGATGCCGTGCTTACTACAGAAGAGTTGCTGCCATCAAAATATTTTTGGAAAATTGGATTTCCTTGATGTTTGAGGTCAAAAGATAACCTAACATCTCTTTCCGTTCCATAGTAAACATTATAATCTGATGTTGCGGTATTATTATTGTATTGAATTAGTGTGTTTGATTCGTCAAAATTTGTAAGGGAATTGAAGAATACTTTTACCTGAGTATTAATGCTTGGTAAGGGAGTGAATACTAACCTGGTTGAGTTTGCTGTTTTTATAGCGTCAATAGTTCCAAGACCAGAATGTGTTTCAACATTCCCAAACTCCGTCACATAAACATCGTTTTCATCGTCCAGAACAACTAATTCGGATAATTGATGTCTATTATTCGTAATATCGGAGACTTGGACAATGTAATATCCACCATCGTAAGAATCTGGATACTCTGCAATTATATTTGCAGATGGTGATGTTGAAGATGCTATAGATGTACTCTTTGCCTCAAATCTTACATATTTAATATCAAAAGTTCCTACTCCAGATACTGCAGTGTTAGCAATTGCAACTTGAATTGTACTTACTGAAGCTGCTACTCCAACAACTGGAGTAAAATCAACCTTTAAATTTGATCCTGAAAAATAAGCATAGAAAGTACCAAGACCTGAACTTGAGAATGAGTCTGTAGAATGACTTGTCAGTTGTCCATAATCAAGAAGTTCAATATTTGTCCCATCGTGAATCAGGTTTAACTCATTGAATTGATATTGACCATTATCTCCAGAAATTTCTACTAATACTTTAGCAGAAGTATAGGTAGTGCCAATTCCAATAATTGTTGTTGATCCAGAAGAAACAAATGTTGTATTAGTATTTAAACTTACAATATTACCTAAAGTAGTGCTTCCTATACCAGCAAAACTATCTTTTACATTATATGATAGTGTAGTTACATCATAATCATTTACTTTATACTTTGTTGGATAGAAAAGTACTAATCCTTCATTTCTTTCAACACTAAAATCAAAAGAACCTAAATCATAAACAGATTCTACTCTACCATACTGATTTAAATACCCAATAGTATTGTCATGTAGTAGGGTAAAGAGCATTAATTGTCTTTGAGACGTATATCTCTTGTCTCTCACATAAGTAACATATTTTTGTGCTCTAGCATCTGTTAATGGGAATCTATGAACAATAGAAAATCTTGTTGATCTTGGATTGCTGTTAAACTGACCACTTATATCGTCAATCGATAAAACTCGGTTTCCTACTGATTCAAAATAATCTGTCAGTACTCTACTTGAGAAAGTTATTTCATCTGAAATAACTTTAGAACCAACTATTAATGCATTCTCTCTGGCGAGATCAAAATCATACACACAATTGAGACTTGCAAATCCATCAATATCTGTAGTAACATCAATAAGAGAAACTGTTTCAGTACTAATTCCAGAATAACCAAAAGATTCTAATTGATAATCACTAAACTTCTTAAATCCAGAAGTGTGATTGAGTGATCCAACTGCATTCTCCCAAGTATCATATGGAACTTTTGATTTTAAAGAGTATGAGAAATTCTGATAATAGAAATTATCTTGAATTCTTTGTAATTGGTTATTTAAAACTCCAGTTTCTGTTATCCACCCATTTTCTGACTTGGAATATGATCCAACATCAATAAATCCTTCCGTCTTAACTACAGACGAAATTCTTCCTTGAGTTTTTGAAGACGTACCTTCAAGTATGTTACCTTCTTTGAGAATTTCTCTTGAAGAAATACGTACATATTTTGTTTTTTCATTCCAATCTTCAACAAAACCTAAAGGTAATTGTTGATTTGGATATCTAACATTTTCATTTTCAAAGAAGTTATTTGGTTTTAGACCAACATTAAATTTAGGGAAGTATTTTTCGGGAATTATTCTTCCCGAAGAATTTACAGGGTCATATCTTCCCGGAACTTCACCCGCAACTAAGTGATCAGTTAAATTGTAAGTTACAGTTCCGATCCCTCCAATATTTGCGTCAACTGCAGTAATAGTAAAAAGTTGATAATCATAATTCTCGGAATTAAATCCTTTTGCAGTTGAATTGATTCCAACACTAACATTTTCAATCAAAACCTTGTCATTTACTGCAAATGGGAATGAACTCAGAGTACTAAATCCAACGGATAGAGTTACAGTTACATTATTGTTTGATGGATTATACAAAATTGATCCAATACCAACACCATTAGAGTTTTGAGTTGGAATAATAGTTGGAGTGGTATCATTAAGTCTATATGTGTTATTTAAAATGGTAGCATAATTATCACCCAAAGAATAACGAATATCTACTTCAGTCAGTGCTTGTTTGGTGCTACCATCAAGAACAATGAGTTTAGGTGCAGTGGTATATCCTCTTCCGGTAGAAGTTATACCAATATAGTCAATAGAATTTAAAGGCTCAATTTTTAAAATCTGAGGGAGAATTAAATTAGGTCTTACTGTGTAGTCACATGAAAAATCAAATCCAATATTGTTTAATTTAGTTTTCTTTACTTTTCCTATTGATTTGCTAGATGCTTCTAAAATGGATCCTGTACCATTAGCAGAAACTATTCTAGAAAACTTTGGAAGAGATGAATAATTTTGTCCTTTTGATGTTATATCAATTTTAGAGACGGGTCCAAAAGCACTCGGAGATGTAGTTTCATATGATAATCTTGATGAAGAATTATAAACTGCTGATTCTGGAAGTTCTTCAACATTATATGTGAATGATGTTGATGCAATAGAAGTAATTCTATGTCTTCCATTATAACCACTATAAATGATTTGAACTTCGTTATTTGATTGAACAGATGAATCTACATTTATTTCTTCCTTAATTGGGGGAAGAGTGCTATCATAAACTGGATCTAATTTATAATATAACTTTTGGGGGAGATTATCTGTTACTGACAGTGTAACCGTAGCTCCAGTATCAATACCAATTCTACCAAATCTAGTTACTTCAAAAGTGTTACTTGAATTTGATTTATTGAAAATTTGAGTATAATTTGAATCTATATAAAAATTAAACTCAAAGGCAGAGTATTGAACAGATCCATTTAGGTATGATAGAGATGAATCAGATAGATCAAATGTTACTGTAGAATCTTTATATACCTTAATTGGTGGGTTTACAGGAGATAAGGTTCCATCAAATGTGGAAGTTATATCAACTATTTCTGGATTTAATCCAATTGAACTGTAGTATGAAGTTGATAATTTTATAGTATTGGAATCAAAAACTACAATATAATAAATTTTATCATTAACCAATCCCCCAGAAGGAGACGTTGAGTTGTAGACAATTTTTTGTCCGTTTTTGAAATTATGATTTGGAATAGAGATTGAATTTGAAAGAATATCAATATCTCCTACAACAAAAGATCTTGGATTTACTAATACTTTTCTATTGTAATCATTATACTTGATTACAAATGAAGTTGATAATCCGGGATTTACATTAACAAACACTTCATCATTGTTCGTTAGACCATGGGTTTGTGCAGTAGAAACTGTAACAAGATTTCTAGATACTTTGCAAGTTAAGTTTGAATAATTTGTTTTAAAACTATGATATGATCCAGTTCCAATACCCGTGAAATATAAAGTACTCTTTGTGTTTGTTGTTGATGCAATTCCAACAAAAGTTCCTGTTGTCCCTAAACCAACTTTAACCGTTGATATGCCGATTAAATCATTTGTAATTTTTGCGACATAAACTACAGATTGATCTAAAAGTAGCGTTGAATTTGTTCCGTCAACTGAAACTGAAATCGCATCACCAGAATTTTTTGAATATGTTAAAGAATCTCCAGTTTCTAAATTGTGATTTGGGATATAAATTGATTTTGTTGGAATGAAAATCTGTGATGCACCAACACCTGGATTTGAAAACGAAAGTGTTGACCCAATTCCAACACCAGATACTGTTCCTATACCTAAAGATTCTTTTGGATCAAAATAAATTTCTTTATTTAACTTATGTCCATAGGATGTGGTGATTCCAACATTAATAGAAAACCTTCTTGATTGTTCATAAAGAACATCAGTATAACTATGTGCCGATCCAACAGTCCCTTCTGCAGATCTTAAAACTCTAATTCTTGAAGAATCATTATCTATATTTAATACTTTAATCTTTTCTGTTCCAATACGGAAAATATCATTTTCTCTGATATTAGAAAGATTTCCTGAAACAGAAATATAAGTGACAATACCAGTTATCGTAACAGAAGAAATTCCAGATGGACTATAGACTGATAAAGTGTTAGTTGAAATTCCTGCCACATAAAAACCACCAATCAAAGATGATGTTGTGCTGATTCCAGAAATGAAAACAATATCCCTATTCAATAGAGAATGTGGTGAACTGGATTGAACAAAAAATAGATTTTTGTTTCCTTCTATTGAATAAATTTCGGCTCCATTAATCGTTGTACTTGCAACACTGATTGAATTTACAGTTTTTCCGACGATTCTGGAAACTTTAGAAGAAAGTCCAAATCCACCCGTCTCTTGCTCATCAAATATAACCTTATCATTTACTTTATAATTTAATCCTCCAGTTACAATACCAATATTTTCTACCGAACCTGGAGAAGCATATTTGACATCTACTGTTTGATCTAAAACATTTGGTAATGGTAGATATGCATATGATGCATTATTTTTAAGTAAATTATATGGGGACGTATTTCTAGACCACTTAGTTTGATTCAAGTCAATATCATCTTGATTTGATGATCTTCTAAAGTTGAACTCGTTTGGAGCAGATTTAAATTTATTTCCTACTACGTATGGAAAAACTGGTAATCTATATCCGCCAAATGAACTTGAAGAGGTACTATCAATTGTTGCAAAATATGCATATATTCCTTTGGGAAAATCAGGTGTTATGCAGAATCTTCCATTAAACTCATCCAATACAGAATCATCATTTACATTTTTGTATTCATAATCTTCAACAAAAAATCCAGATGGAAATGGTGGTCTATCTGAAGATTGATTGAGAACATAACCAGATCTCATTCTTGATATTGCACCACCATTTTTATTTGCAAATCCGTATGGTCCATATATTGGATTCCCATCATATGCCCATCCAATTATTGGTGAATGATTTGTGGAAGAAACTTCAACATCATTTACTTTTATTAGGTCATTTTTACCATAAAGAGTTTTTCCACCAGAATCTTTAGAATACAAATTTTCTCTAAGTTTTCTTGGTGCATATAGATGACTGTATTCTAATCCATACTTAGAATTTGGATTGTAGAAAACAAATCCATCATCAGTGCTAATTTTGTTTAAATATCTTGCAAAAAGATTTATTGTCCAAGATTTTAATTGAGATTTGAGTTCTGCTCCAACTCCAGCAGAAGAAACGACAATGGAAGTATTATTTTGATCATATCCTGCACCACTTTCAATAATCTTGACAGATTTAATTTGTCCATTTTCTATAATAGATGTCAAAACAGCACCAATTCCATTACCATTAGTTAAAATATTGAGATTTGGTGGAGAACTATAATCTTTTCCTGGATTATTTACTAAAACCTCAACAATTTTTCCAGCATTGATGATTGGAATAAGTTGAGCATCTGAACCGCTGCTGAGTGTTACGTTTGGATCTCTACTAAAATTAACGATTTCCGAAGATCCATATCCGACACCATTATTTTCTATATGGATTGAAGTAACTTCTCCTCTAAAAATTGGTTGAACCTGTGCTTTGAAGATTGAAGATACGCCAATATTTCCAACAACTTCTACTGATATCTGTGGATAATTGAAATTATGAATACCAGATCCAGTAGACGTAAAATCAATATACTGATTTGTTTTGTAATAAAAATCTTGATTGTCAGTACCAATACCAACCAAAGATAGTCTGAAATTATTTTCGTCTACTTTTGTTAGATAATAATTAGTATTGCTTACTAATCCACCAATTGGGGATCCAGTTGCAGAGTATCTAACAATTTCTCCAGACTGATAATCATGATTTTTTATTGTAATGTAACTCAAAGAAGTGCTTACTCCCGAAGAAGTTGCAGTTCTCTTTTTATTTTGATAGTTAGAACCCTCACTTTCAATATTAATTGACGATATTACTGATTTCTTATTATAAGATTCTAATAAATGATTCCCGATACCAAACGATGTCAACGCGACTGTGTTTACGCCAACTAAAGAGTCATCAAAAGTTTTATACAATTTAACTGTGTATAAGTCTTGGACTGAAACGTAATATGTAGAATTAGTTGTAATTCCACCAACAGATTTCTGAGCATTAGTTCTGTAGATTACTCTCTCAGTATTTCTAAACTTATGGAAAGTTGAAAACCCAATGGTATTATTTGTTATGCTTACAAATGCCGATTTGGACTCAGCATTAAATGATACTTGGTGGTCAATTAACTTCATAGAAGCGTTTGCTTTGGCACCAACACCATTGCCGCCTGTAATGTTAATTTTGGGAGTATCTATGTAATCAAATCCTGGATCAATAATCCTAATCTCTTGCAATGATCCATTGATTGTACAATATCCAGTTGCTCCAGTTCCAACAGAATCCGTAATTATCAGAGATGGTGGATTTATGATATCATAACCAGAACCAGAATTTACAACATCAATATTTTCTACGGATCCGTAGAAAATTTTGTCTTTTGACTTATAATTTAAAATCTCAACTCCATTCACCAAAATACCTACTGGACCTGGTGCAGTTTGATATTCTTTTCCATCATCAATTGGAGTATTAACTTCCCTTAAAATCTTTTGAGATTCTAATTTCCTTGAATGAAATTCGAAATCTTCAAATTTACTACCAGTAACAGTAACAGGACTGGTAAGATTTATGAAAATTGAATTATAAATGTTTGCTCTACTTTTAGCGATTTGCACACTACTTTGGTTAACTCTCTTAATAAAGTATAATCCCTCAGTAAATAGAGATCCTTGAGATGGAGTGTAGTAAACAGAATCTCCCGTGTAAAATCCATGATCTTCGCCAGAAGTTATAGTAAATATGTCGCCAGAAAATGTTCCAGAAAAAACTACAGTTCTATCAAAAGCATTTAGTGGTTGATTATTGTAAGATGGTAAAGATGAAGATGCTATTAAAGTTTTATTATCAATCTTATATACATTTTGGACATTTGTAATTTGATTTGTGAGATCAGAATATTTTTGAGAATTTACTTTAAGTAAATTTCTTTGAATTGAATATGATCTGTTTAAATCTAAAATTCCTTGCCCTGTTATTTCTATAATACTATCAGACAATACGTTACTGACCAAAGAGATCGCACTTGTTCCGTCATTTGACAGTAATCTTATACTATCACCAACTCTTAGATTGTGCGCAATCTTCGTAGTCAGATTGTAAGTATTGGAGATAATATCAATCAAAGATAGTGATAGAACATCAACGCCAGAAGAAATATTAAAAATCCAATTATTTGAAACTACTTCATCGGATGGATTTACTCCAAGAGTTTTTATTATACCAGTGTCCCCAATACTATGATAATAAGTATTGGCAGTCAGGTCTACACTCTTGAGAACAGAAGTAATTCTTACCCTAATAGTCTCATTATTATTTTTATTTGATAATCCATAAGCATAGACATCCAACCAAATGTCAGTGCCATCTAAAATTGTTTTTGAAATATTTTGGCACCCAAAAAATTGATTCAAACTCTTAGAAGAGTATGAAATTGTACCAGTAGTTCCATCACTATAAACTACTGATAAATCTCCAGTTAATGGAAATCCTACAGTTGAATCTACGTCTATAGTATTTGCACCAGAAAGAACCCTACCAATAACCTTTGTTTTGGGATGAATTGAAAAATTACCATATAGAGATCCATCAACACTAATATCTCTATTGTATCCTGCATCAAAACTTAATTTATAATATGTTTTATCTGATTTTGCAAAAATCTTTTCAACCCTGGATATTGAAGCATATCCTTTTGGAATATCACCATAAGAATCTTGTCTTAATGTTGATCTCTCTAGTTCATATGGATCGCCAGAAATACTTTCAACAACCAGATCATTGGTTATTTCATAATGGGAATCTGATGGTTTTGATAAGTAATCTTGTGGTTTGATGATCTTAACATCTTCGCCATATAAAACCTTAAATAGAATCTTAAATGATAGATCAGTTCCTCTAGTCGAATAAAAATCTTTAGACTGTTTAAGGAACAAATATTTGTCCAAACCACTATAAAACTCTCTGTTTTCAAATCCAGGAGTTAATTGATACTTGATTTTATTAAAAAATTCTTGCAGAAAAAGTGAACTTAAGTTGATGACTTTGGCATCTTTTTTATGATCAGCAGATTCTGTTGATTTGAAAACCAGTTCATCTGGTTTATTTTGATTATTATATGAAGTAACGCCGCTAAATCCTCTTACACAACCAGTAAAAGAAGTTGTAGTTTTATTTGTGTAGGTAATAACTTCGTCATCTATCTGCAACAATCCATATGAGTCTGGGAACCCAACAGTGCTTAATACGGTTATTGTTTCATCAAGGAAACTAATATCTGCAGCAAGATACGTTGATTCTATGTTAGATTTTATGGTATCTAATTTTAGATACTGATCAACGTTTTGTACAAGATCAGTTGATGATCCCTGAAATTCTTGAGAAATATAATACTGTTTTAAAAACTCAGCAACTAAAGGAAACTCCTCCCTAACATAAGAAGGAAGTTGATTTTGGATAACGTTATTAAACTGAATTCTTTTTTCTGTCATTTTGTTATGATCTTACTAGGTTCCCGTTGCTGTAGCTTGAAGTTACGATATAGTTAGATGCCGAAGGATCGAGTCCCGAAGATATTTCGTCCGGAATCATTTCAAAAACACTCTTATTAATATCTAGTTGGAGATATAAATCCTGTAATCCAATTACATCATTTGATTTTGGTATTGCAGATATCTCAATGATTGTTTGAGAATCTTTTATTTTTCCAGATAAAACATTTATTGGATTTAATGTTATGATACCTTTTTCATAATCAATTCTACCAATATTTCTTTTAACAATAGTTGCACTTGTAGAATTTGTACTTGGAACAGTGAACAAGAAAATAGATCCTGTTGTTCTATTTGTATCTGGAATATCTGACAAGTAAACTGGTTCTTGGAAGTCAGATACTCTGAATGCTGAAGATTTGATATTATAACCATCCATACTCTTAATATGAAAAGCATTACCAAATCCAATTTGATATTCTGCAAACGTATTTAAGACAACTCTTAGATCTCTCCTGATTTGAATTTGTGTAATGTTAGAAGTTACTGATTCGTGAGTATCATCAATAATTTTCAGGAATTTGCTATATTTAAATCTGGCTCCATACCTATTTAATTCAGTTGATTCTGCGTACTTGTTTGCATTTGATTGAATTAATGTGGAAACATATGCCGAACTTGGGGCAAGATTGGTATTATAATAAATTTTAGAATCAACTTCTATGTAAAGATACTTGAGATCTAAAATTTCTGGAACAATTCCTGCAACAGCATACTTCTTAAGGTCCCTTTTTATATTCTCTTTGATTAAATTTGGCAAAAAGTCACCATTTCTTGGTTTAATACTGATGAATACTTTTCCATATTGTGGAGGAACCAATTCTTCGCCGCCAAAAACAGAGATAGATTCAGTTTCTGGATATATTTTCGCAGGAATTAGTGATTCGTAGTCATTTGCAGATAATGCTCTATTCTGTGAAGCATAGATTCTTGGAGCATATTTTTTAATAGACTCAACTGATTCAATATTCTCTCCACCTTGGGAGATAATCCCAGTTGATAAGAGTGATATGCCGGAAGTAACTGTATATTCCGTAGAATTTCTTGTATAAGTGAGTCTTCCTGAAAAACTAAACTGACTTATACCGTTACCACTATCTCCATTGGAAACAATATAATTTGCTTCAATGTAGTTATTATTTTCTAATTTTTTCCCAAATAAAACACCATCACCAAATATTAATTCATATCTCTCGTCTTCAATTTCTTGAATATAATAGACTCTAGAGTTTTGATTTACTTCAAACACACTATCCTGAAGAGCATACTTTGTAGATGCTGTTGCTGTTATACTACTTTTAACACTGACGGATATTAGATCTGTATCTATACCCGAGTTTGGTAAAATAAATCTTTGATTTGGATTATTTGAATTATATGTAAAATTAGTACTCAGCAGTACTCCCTCATAAATTTTAATATCATTGAAGGATGCGACGTTATCAACTACTGGTACAGTAATATCGTCCAATATTGAGAATATAAAAGACTGATTTCCAAAAGAACCAGATGTTGCTGCTATTGGTCCTTTCTTCAATGTCAATGATGATGGAACTGGCGTGATGTTTGAGGTATCAACAAAAAAACTTACAGTTGCAGTAGATGCTTTTCTTGACCTTGGAACATATCCTATATTTCTAGCAAGGGCAACGATGTTTTCTCTAAGCGTTGCACTGTCAATAAACACCTCATTTGCAACCATGTTTGCATTATATGAGGTGATGTAGGTATTGTATGCCAAAACATCAAGAATTGTTGAAAGATTAGATCCTTCAAAATCATAATCAGTAAAATTTGAGTTTGATCTCAGATAATCTCTAAGACTTGTTTTAATCTGGTCAAAATCCAGATTTGAAAAATTTACTAACGGCATTTACCTAGTAGGTTGCAGAACGAACTGTAATTGTTGCGCTGGAACATCTATACCAACTACTCTATAAACTATAATTACATCAAAAGAATTATTATCAAAATCTGGATTTACTTGAACATCCACTAATGAAACTCTTGGTTCATAATTACGAATTGAATTTTCAATTTCATCCTTTATAACAATAGCCGAAGCAGAATCTAAGTTCTCAAAAAGTGAACGACTGATTCTGGAACCGAAATTTTCATTAAAAAATTTCTCACCCGGTAAAGTAAACACAATATTACGAATAGAACGAGCAATTGCGTTTTCATTTTTAAGGGCAATCAGGTCATTTGTCAGAGGATTACTCTGAAATGACATACTAATATCTTTAAATCCCTGACTTACCCTTTGTAAAGGCATTGATTATGACAATTCTATCTTATTTATTAGGGATTTTTTGATTCATACAGTGGTTCAGTGCCATATTCCCAATCATCATAGTCTTCATCATTTCGAATTTTTGAGTGAATTTCATTTTGGTGGTGAAAATCATGTTTTTTGGGATTTAAATCATCGTTTGCGATTTCTCTAAGTAGTTTTTGATCCATTTTGTGCTCCTGATTCGTCAAAATCAGAACTTTTTACGGGGTTGCTATCCCGAATATTTGTTACTTCGTACATAAAATCGTCAGAAGTCTCAATTTTGCGACGATTTTCGACTGAGTATTCGGTCAAATCGATTTCATAACCTGGATTTTTAGTAATTCTATTCTTAGTCCATGCATCATCATACCATAATATTTTATTATTTGGATATGCATAAAAATTTCCGTTGTCCATCTTGAAAAAATGAGCACATTTATGCTCTGGAGTCTCACTAAAGTTAGTATTCAGAGTAGATTTTGACTCCCATGACCAATCAAGAGTGAACATATAGGTTCCTTCATTCTTTTCTCCACGATAATTGATTAATTCAGCACGTAAGTTAGCAAGTCTTGAACGAACTTGAACATCGATATAAGGAGAAAAGCAATCCCACCACATACACTCTTCTAATTCGTGTACTGGTGCATCGGGTTTCCAACAGAATGCATGAATAGGTCTACGAGTCCAGTTCACCCCGTTCTCTAGAAACGCCTCAAAGAGGGGTACGTGCTTCTCTAAGGATGCTACAGAGTGTACGTCGCATAAAGACACCTCACCATGTCCTTTCTTATGATTAAAAAGAAATTCATTACGAATATAACAAGTAATCGTTGGAAGATTATGATTTAAATATGCCATAAGTTGATAATAAAAAAGCAGGGAATTACCCCTGCCTTATCTATATTATTTTCCTTGACCGCGATACTTTTTCTTACGTCCATTACGAGAGGTTGCACTTAGCAATGTACGAGGAGAACGTCCTTGACGAGTTTTCTTAGGTGCTCCTGCTTCGAAAATAGTCTTATTAGATCCGCCTTTAGCCATTAGATTTCCTCCATTTCAATTAGATTGGGATCAATATCTTCTCCCGAGTAAAAACGCTCTGAGAGATCTTGAAGAATCTCAGAGCAGTCTTCTGCACTGAGATCTTTATAAATTGTACGACCTTTATAAAGAATATTATAAAGTTTTTCCATTAGATAATACGAGTCTTTTCGTGCCCAACCCGAATACGAGGATCGCACCAAATCTTAAGTCCTTTGTCAATTGCATCAAGACAGAAAGAAACATCTTCTCCACACATATCTTGTACTGCACCCGATTCAAAGACTTGCATCTTAGGAGCAAACCAAGGATATTCAAGATTCTCAAAAACACCTTTCTTAATCAAAACCCATCCAAAACCCGTGTAGTCTACAGTGAATGGCTTACGACGCTTGCTGATTGATTCTACAGTTTCATGATTCATCACTCCGCCATTCTTACGGAAGTCATCTTCTTCTAACCAGTGTGCGACAGAGGTTGTGTGACCATCCTCAGTTGCGTACCAACCTGCGACAATTTCACGCTCCTCTCCTTCCTCTGAGAGTGCAACATCACAGAGTTGCCAGAATTTGTTAGAATCAAAAACAATATCACTATCAATCCAAAGTTGATAATCATATTCGAGTTTTCCATCCCAAGGAACCTGGTTAGGTCCACGAAGAACATTTGCACCAAGAACTTTACAACGAGCAAAATTCACCATAGATGAGTAATCTTGTGAAATTTGAATACTCATTCCATTTTGAACTAGATCAAAACAAAGTTGTACAAATGCCTTGAGAAAAATATAAGAACATCCCCTGCCAGGTAGACAGAAAACAATACTCTTACCTTTCATTCTTTCTTTAATTGCACCATAGTCCCACTCTTCGGTGTTTTTGCTTGGTGCCACAGTCTTTACAGTAAATCCTTTTGCCATAAAAAAACAAACCTTCAGTTCAATTTTATCAGTCTATATATGTCTTTGTCAATGAGAAGAATTATAAATTGCTTCTTTATTTACAAGCAATTCTTCGTAAGTTAAATCTTCCGTTGAAACATTCTTACCAAGAAGATCAACCATTCTGTGCAACATATCCCAAATTTCAGAAAATTTTTCCTCTGATAAACTGTGATATATGCACTGGTTCTTTGCATAAATGTGATAAACTTTTTCAGTCATAAAAATATTTTCCGGAATTTTCTTAGTAATTCTATTTTGTTACTGCATTATATATTGTCACTATCAATATACCAAGAGGTATTCCAAATATTTGGAGTACTTTGCCTGGATATCGTATCAACCATCCCGCAAAGACAACCTTCCAGAAATTCCAATAGGGGCGATTATTTTTTCTTGCCACCTTTCTTCAGCGTTCTTTTATCTGGGCGCGAATAACCATTTTTGTGAATCCATTTAACTCCCATGGGGTTCTCCTTTGTTTTGGTTGTGTAGATTATAAGTCTTTTTTTGATCCTGGGTGATTTATCTGTGACACTTTGAGAACTGTCTTTTTACCTCCGGAAATTTTTGTGGGATTGATAGTTAGCTCGCATTTTGTCACCTCTGTAGGTTAGGGACTTAAGGGTTTTTATTTACGGGCAACGCAAAATATAAACAATAACAAATTAATCGCAAATACTGCCTATTCACGACACTGACAATTCACGAATACACGCATAAACAATCACGAATTAATCACGAATACACGCTAATTATAATACACGAAACATCTATAAGACGATATAATTCACTGCGGGTGCCAAGAATAACTTAGCACCCTACAGTTCGTTACATCACCACCCAAACTTGCGAGCGCAGACAGGACCAATGCCACGCTCAATTGACTGGGAATCAGTCAACTCACGACCACAACATGAGCACTCTCCAGATACCTTACCGTAGCGGATTGCAGCAGTGAGAGGGTCTTTGGAGGCGCTCAGAATGACCTCTTTAACATCATCAGAGAGACGCGAATCAATCTGTTGACGTGTCACCTTGCCCAGATACTTCGCCTGTTGACCATACTGACCCATCTCAGTCTCAGTCTGAGAAGTAACCCAAAGGGCACTAAGATCCCTGTTTGGTTTCACGTTAATACCCTCAAAACGCAGGGTGAGACGCTTAGCACCCTTACGCTTTGCTGCCTCGAAAGCATTAAACAACGCTTCAAATTGACTGGGTTGAGTATTATCAACCTTTTGGGGTTGGGTATTATCAACTGCCAACTTGTGCGCCCAAGCGTATTGCTTTTCACTCAGACGATTAAACTTAGCAGCAAGATCTTGAGCGAAAGTAGAACGCAACCCACGCAGAGTTTGCAACACTTGAGAATCAGAAAGTGTAGAGGTGAAAGTAACAACTTCGCCCTTTACAGTTACAGTAAACGTTTGCACGTTAGTTTCCTGCGCTAAATCATATTCAAGGTTCGCTGCTGCCTGAGGATTAGTAGCGTGCAAATCAGAGATCACGCGATCGAGAAGGGCGTCGACGCGATCGTTGCTGGTGGAGGTGGAGGTAGACATCGCTTCGCCCTTGGTGCGTTTGCTCCGCAATACTAGTCGATATTTGCCCACTTCCAACGTCTTGGACTCATGATTTTTTCTGATCAGTCCCATAAGCGATTCGAATGTGTCGATATGTGAAAAACCCTTTACAGGAGACCAAAATCAAGTAGACTACCTACAGGCGCACCCTGCCCAAAAATACTAGGTATAAAAAACCGTAGAGGTGCTAAGTATAAAGAACTCAGCACCTCTTAAGTTTTAATTAACGAGCATTCAGTTTGTCTTCAATAAATGCCATAAGTTCGCCCATGTCGATTAGACAATCCTGCCAGCGAATTGCACTGCCATAAGTATTAACGAACTCCACGCCTACTGTACAATCAGTGGCGAAACTCAGTGCCTGGGAGTAAGGAATCATGACAGGGTAAGTAGACATTTTGTGAGAAGAATTGAGTGGGTAGTTTTATATTAAGATCACTCTACATCAGACTCAAACTCTACTAAAACAGGCACATTATCTACAACAGTGATATATTGTTCTTGATAAATTCCAGGTCCAATCTCTACATTACCAACCATCAGTGCAGTTGCCAGAAGTGCTTCAAACATTGGTCGAAAAGTGTAAAGAACTGTTTGTGGCAGTTTTATGTCTTGCCCAGGACAGTTCTTTATACTTTATCAGTCAAGTCTGATATTGCCATTAAACTCAACGTCACCATCAGATGTTGACAGGAACCACTGGTGATTTTTCTGATAGATTCTCTCACCATTGCCATGCGCAGAAAGAATAGCGTTCAACCTGCTTTTTGTAGTGTTAGTTTGATACCCAGCGTCGAACAGTTCCAACCACGTATCGCCAACCATTGCGATCAGATTGTTGTACAAATAGACAAGAGATACACCCTCCTCATTGACAACTTTAGTGTTGTCTTTCTGCCAGTCGATCTCATTTTGGATCGCCTGATTCATCTGGGTTTCAATCTTGCGCATGGGGTGAAATCCCTCTCGACCCATTAAGAATCCCACAAATCCAGGATCCTGTCAAGGCGGAAATGTATCCTGCGATACCAAAATCAAAACTCATCTCATAAGAGATTCTGATCATAAGTTTTGTAAAAACCGGTTGACCGGATGCCCGGATCAAGTAGACTACCACCGAGCGCACCCTGCCTTGAAATACCGGTATAAAACAAGGCATGAAAAAAAGCACCCAAGATATACTCAGGTGCCCTACAGTTTGTGTTACTTTATCAGGAACAATAACGTCCCACAATTACAGTGCCATCGTAGCAATACTTCATCACAACCCCACTAAAGTAGGAATCTGAACTATACCCATCCCAACCATAAAGGTGCTCATGAGGTGCAGCAACTACCCTGATAAAATCACCTACAGAATACCAATCCCCTTTATATTGAAAGAATTCAGTTTCATCAAACTCATCCTGAGTAAGGTAGTCAAACTGCTCGCGCAATTTAACGTACAAACCTCCAGGATTAAATGCACTGAAACCAGGCAACCATTGCCCCATAATGCACTTGCGTGCCTGGTTGTTGGTAGTAACAGTGACAGTCATGGGTTGAATCCCTTTCGACCCCTATAGAATCCCATAGATTCAGGCAAAGCACAATGGGGTCTTGTGCCAGTTAGCGAACTGGTTTTTTTGCTCTTGGATCCTCGCGATCTGGGCGTCTGGCATGGTAGACTTTAGGAGACAAGAGAGGGAAGCGCAGAAGCGCCATGATACAAAACAGGTCACTCACCCTGCCATGAAATAATACTATAAAGAATTAACTAAGAATCACTATTTAATACTTTATACTTAGTTAAATGTAAAGAATTGACTAAGGAATAGAGAGGGTTTCTATTCACGAAACCCTCTCACAGTTTCTATCAGTAATTCATGAAACTGTACTCTGTAAAGATATGTTTATCAACAAGATCACCATCCTTATTTACTTCTTCATAGCACCAAATATCATCATCACCTACACTTTCAGGATCCTGCAGATAGGAATACAACAATCCCTTGGATTCATTAACATTCACCCAGCAACCTGTTTGTGGTTCAAAAGAATACCCAGTAGCGATCAGGCGTTCCTTAACAGTCATGAGAAGAATTGATTTCGACCTTTATATAATTGCACAGATTCTGGGTTTGTGCCATTACCTTGTGCCACCTATCAGAGTGTCCACAATATCAACCACTACCTCTCAAAACGACTATACTGGTCTTGTACCTACCCTGCCTTGAAATAATAGTATAATAAACTCAAAAAAACAATTCACTATACTTTTCTATTCACGAGTTCTTATTACTTTCTTCTTTTCTTGTAATTCTATTCACGAAAAGGTACTCTATACCCTGTAGAATCTCTTTTCACTTAAATCGGTTTAGATAGCTTATACGGTGTTTATCATCCGGAACAAAGATAGTCTACTCAAGAATCTTAAGGTTGTCAAGTAGTTTTATTCACGATACTATTCACGAAAAAAGTGAAAGTATACACGTAGACAGCAAAAAAACCTTCGCTAAATATAATATCTGTTTGGGTTGCACTTAACAGATAAGGTGCCAGAGTTAGTTCACACTTCTCTGGCACCTTTAATATAAATAATACTTGCAACCCAAACAGAATAGACATGGAACATTTTAACTGTAAAAAATTAAACGAAGTCTTTAACATTGATGGATTGGATTCTATTTTAGTAGAAAGTGTTAATGAACTAAACTCTACTATAATTGGACCACCAACCAATAATCAAAGAAACAAAATTATCGACTTTGTAGATAAGAGACTAGAAATACTAAAAATTAAAACTAAATCTGAAGAGATAGTTTATCAAAAAGAACGAAACAATTACGTCAAAAGTATAGACGATTGGATTAACGAGACAATCAAAGATTTACTACATCAACAAAGAAAGTATCTTGTTGAAAGCGAAGAACTTTCACTGTCTGAATATAAGAAAGTTAGAAAAAGATTTATTGCATTTATTGAACAACTTGATGTAGAGTTAGGAGAAAGATTGCACCAAAAGAAACGCACTAAACCTAAACCAATAAACACAGTAAACCTAATCAAGAGAGAGCAAAAAATAAAAGATGCTTTGCAACAACAAAAGAACTTTCTTAATAAACAAAAATTAGATTATACTAAATTGAAAACATAAAAAAAGGAGAGGTATTACCCTCTCCCTATAATTCTTATTGACGAAAGATCAGATCAGTTGGAGAACATTTGCACGCACTGCACGATTGATGAAACTACCAACACTTTCACCTTCTTCTACAACATCAGTAAGGTCATTCATGAAACCTTCAGTGTCAGAAACAGTGTAAGTATAGGGACGACCATTAAACTCAATGGTGACTTGATTGTTCTCGATCTCGCTGATGCTGGTGATCACGCTGCTGTTGAACTTAACCATGATGAATTAAAAGAATTAAAGGGACAGTTTGAGCAGTTTAGAGTCTTACTCAGGACTATATGAAGTATTATGCTACAATGCTATTCACAGTCTTTTTAGCAGTACCATGTGCAGGGAAAGCAATTACGAATTCACGATCTGCTTTCTGACACAAACCACAAGTTGCACAAGTTACATTATCATGAATTGTTGCAGGACAAACGATAACCTTACGACCACTCTCAGTAGTAAAGAATCGACGTGATTCTTCTGAATTCACGACAGCAACAGCAGGAATACCATGCTCTGTCATAACTTTATCTGCAACTTCTACATCCTCTGTAGAAGCATTGACAGTAAACCCATTGGAGTTACATTCACGAATCACGTTAATGTTACTCTCATTCAAAGGATGATGAGTATAAGTATAACCCTTACGACCTTTGTTTGCATTCACGAGTTGTGAAACTTTACTTGAATCAATATCACCAAGACCATTATGTGGCAGATCTCCGCTTACATTATGACGCCAGATCTGACCACGCTGAATGTCACGAATTGCCTTACAAAAAGCATCCCAAGACATACCACGTTCGCCTTCAGATACCTTGCGCCAATGTAATGCTTGAGGACCACTCTTAGCATAACAACCTTTATCGTAAAAAGGACAACCATTCCAACAGGAACTACGCTCACTTGTTGTAGTAGGAATCGGTCCAGTCTTAGCGTTGCTGGAGATCTTGGTGAGTGCAACTTGCATGGGGTTGAATCCCTCTCGACTTATTAAGAATACACCATTCTGCGCCCAGTGCCAAAACCTTGTGCCACCTATCAAAGCGTCCACCAGACCCCTCTAGATGCCCCTGTATGCCCTACAATACTATCAGTTCAAGGGAAGACACCTATGAGTGTTTAATTTACAATTTGGAAAGCGTAGAGAACGCAATGACACAAATCTAGTCACTTACCCTGCCACGAAATAATAGTATAAACAATAAAAAAAGAGAGTTACTATAAGCAACTCTCTATGGTATTCTATTCTGCCAATGCTCCATCTAGAATATCAATCCAAGCATTAGGATACTTGTCACAATACTTATCAAGAGCAGAATCTGCCTTTTCATAAGTAGAGAAACTGGCAAGAATCTTCCAGGTTCCATCTTCAGTCATCATGCCAACTTTAATCGGTTTCATGTGAAGAATTGATCTTGACCCTTATATAATTGCACAGAACTAGGATCTTGTCAAGCATTTAACGATCAGCAATGCTTATGTAACGATTCATGAAAACCCCTTGACTTATGCTCTGAGATCTGATAGACTACGTTTGTACCTATCCTGCCTTGTAATAATAAGGTATAAACAACGAAAAAACCAGTTCTTTATACTTTCACTATTTCATGCAAAATTAAAATCCCACAGGTGCTCTGATACCTGCGGGACTTCATTCACGATATTTGGATTGTTATAAACGAATTGGCGTACTTACCAGCGATCGGGTGTTGACAAATCCTCAATATACGCATCTACTCTCTCTGCAGGTTCCAACTTAAAGAGTTTTTCCCAGTCAATCTGATGTGGGTCGAAGTCTGGAAACGCAGAGATGTCTAGGGTGATGCGATAACGAACCTTCTGTGCTTGACTGTATGCAACGGACATAAGTACGCTCCTTTGTGTTATGAGAGTATTGTAAGATGCTGTGGCGTGGATGTCAAGGTCTGTGGCATATTTATGTGGGTCTGGTGTGATTTTATGGCGGACTTGTGAGGGTTTTGTGACCCTCCGGAGTTGACAAATCGCGTTCGTTAGTGTAAGTTGTCTAAGATCACAAGGTCTCAGTACATTTAATTGACTATAAACACAAGACTCTGAGGTATTAAAAGGGTATAAACACAAGGTCTCAGTACATTTTAATGACACATAAAACAGTCTCTAATTGATACGAATTCTTATCATTATCACCTTTTAATAACAATACTGATCAGAGAGATGATTCGATCGTTTATATTTTAATTGATATTTAATTATTAAAAAAACGTTTTTTTACGCTATTTTAACGAAAAAACAATAAAAACACCTTCATTCACGAACATTTATCAGATTCATAATTGCATCTTTAACTCTCTTATCTTTCTGCTTATTTGCTACATTTACGATACGATTTCTTCTCAACTCATCAGATGCTATCTTTGCTTCTTCAAGTGTTACATAAGAACCAACATACTTTGCTTTTTTATCAGAATTGATTGTACTAGTTCGTAACACATACCTATCAATCCTTTTAACATAATGAACACCACGAACATTGTGCTTATTCTTCTTACTAAACAACTCATTCACTTCTTTATCAACAAAGACACATTTATCTGGTGAATAGACTTTATTACCTGGAAAAAGTATATCCTTATCTAACTCTTTTCCTTCCCAATCTTGAGACATCATCCATTGCTTAAAATTAGAAAACACCTTCCATTCTTCATATACAGTGCAACCAATGTACGATGGATTCTGTATATGAAAATTGGATGAATAACACCTTCTCAACATATGTTTCCATTTATGATAATATAAACAATTTGTCACTACATAATCGGCGTCATTGATACCAACACCATACACAATTCCTCTTTTTTTCATTTCGTTTTTAGCAGTATTATAACATAAAAAAAGAGGATATAAGTACCCTCTCTCTGTATTAGGTTTCTATTCACGAATTAGAACCTTTGTCTTTCATAACTTGACTCATTCCAACCATTGCGATAGTATTCACGACATTCATAATCTTCTGCATTCATTATATCATCGTGCTCTACATCTTCTTGAAAATAAGCATCGTACTTTGAGAATGAATCACCTTGATAAAACATTGTTGTTACCTAAGATCAAAATTGTTAAACTGGTCACTTACATAATTACATGCAAAAGTTGGTCCTTTGGCAATAAGATAACCAATACTCATACATGTTACATAAGCACACCCAAATACAAGTGCCAATAGTATAAAAGGAAGTGCAGGTAGATTCTTCAGCATCACATACCATGGCAACAGATTGTTGTCTTTGGTTTGAGGAAACTTCCAGTTAATTTGTTTCATTGTCTTCAGAGTTTAGAATGTTCAGCATTTGTTGATGATAGTGGTCTGCATCACGAACTACATTTGCTGCTTCAGATACATCCTCAATCTCAAATCGTGTCATCTCCAAAGAGTGAATCACATTGGAGAGAAGTTCAGTTAGAGCATCAATCTTTTGTTGATCAGTCATCACCAAAGTTGTTAGAGAGAAAGTCTTCAAGTTCATCAAGTTTAGATGCACTTAGATTCCAAACATACTCACTAATAATTGTAGCGAGAAGGTCGGGATTTTCACGGCATTTTTCATTCAAAAAGAACTCAAGTTCAGTTCGGTCCATGATCAAAGTAGAATCAGTTTAGGAGAAGGTTGAACACTAAAAGTGCCAAGTCGATCACATGAAATAGAAGTGCAATGATCAGGAGCACCTAATTCATCAACAACTTGCCACCAATCTTCACCTTCTTCAATTACAACATAACCAAAACATCCTGCAATCGAAAGAGATTTAAGTCCCCATTGTTCTGCTTGCTTTTGATGATCCCACCAAGTTCTTTCATTGTAGAATTGTGCAGGATTGTCAGTTCTGGGACCAAAAGTGATGCAAACGAATTGTGTCATTTGATATGATCAATAATGAGTTGTTCAAGTGCGTGTCGATAATCAAGAGACTTAATACACCAACCATAGGCAGTTGTAATCTCTTCTATGAGATCTTCTTCATCTTCTGCTTCCCATACTTGCCCAAAGACTTCATCATAAATCTCATCTTGTGCCTCTACGTCTAGTGCTTCATCATCAAGATCATCAGTGAAATCAAACTCAATGTTTAGAACTTGGAATTGCATGATTCAATCAAGAATAAGATGTGAAGGTGAACCACAAGACTGATTATCTACACTCTACGGAAGTCACTTTCTGGCAAACTCCCTTCCACTTTGTATTCACCAACTTATAAAACTATTATACTATGGACGCCAAGTGTCAGGGAAGACATCTTTAATATAATTCTTCACATATTCCTGTTCTTCTGCTGTATCTAGATCTTCATATTGTGTCCACCATGAGTCACCAATGAACCACATCTCATTAGGATCAAAACTACCTACACCATACTGATAGACACCATCACGCTCAATGTGCCATTCTCGCCCAAAGATAGAATCTTCAATCTCATTGGACGCACTAATGTATGATTTTGTATCATGAGAGTTATGATACACAAACTTCATACACTCATCAACAAAAATCTGACCAAGTTCGTTCAGATAGGATTGACTGGTGGTGACGGTAGGCATGATCAGAAATCAGTAACAAGATGTGAAGGTGAACCACAAGAACGATAGAATTCAATCATTCTCTCTGCTTCTTCAAGTGTAGAGAATGTTTGAGTTCTCCATTCACAAGAATTGTATGGAGTTTGATAGGTAATGGTAAACATCTTAGAATCAAGCAACAATGACATCATAAGACAAAGAATTGATGCACCATCCAGTATTGTCGCTGATAGTATCTACTAGATCTTCTTCAGTTGGTGAAGTCCAAAGACAATTTGTTGCTTCTTGAATGATCTCATCTTGCTCTTCTTGAGTGAGATCTTCACCATCAAAATCAAACTCAATTTTGGTGATTTTGTAGTAATTCATGTCGTTTGAGTTGTTTTGGACTTTTTAAGTATTGCAGAGATTGCTAGACTTTGCAACCTCTGCTGTACCAGTTTCAGAACTGGATAAGTTTCATGCAAATACCTCAGTCAGTTTGATAAACTCACCACTACGAACTTCATAGATGTTGACACGTTCGCCAGAAAGTTCAACGCTCCAATCAAATGCAACATCATAAGCATGTTCAAGATCAGTATACCATTCTGCATCGTCTTTGAAGAAGTTGTTGGAAGTGGGAAGAACAGCAAACATGTCGGTGTGTTGTTTTCGACTTTTTAAGTATTGCAGAGATTGCTCGACTTTGCAATCCCTCTTGTGCCAGTTCTCAGATCGTCACCCTTCGATCAGTTCAGGATAGTATTCTTCACATTCAGTAATCAGTTCTTCATCAGAATACTTAGCATAACCCTCATCCAGATAATCATAACAAAGTTGAGTCATTGTCTTAAGATCCATGTCATCCAACATCTGCTGAATCAGTTGATCTTGAAGTGCTTGGCGATTCATGTCGTTGTGTTGTTTTCGACTCTTATAGAATACATGATTTTGGACTCTGTGCCATGAGCATGTGGCAGTTTGGGGATTGGCACAATGGTACGATCTGCTGGTATGGGACTGCTGTTGCACTTGAGACTCACTGAGAACCCTGATGGACACTAGAGTAAAAACCGCAAAAACCTGCAATTTCACCAGTAACGTAGAAGCACTCATGCACCACAAATAAAATTAAAGAAAAAACAGTTTTTGATACAAACACAAAAAAAGAGAGGTGTTACCCTCTCTTCTCTCCTTATGATTCAAGAATACAAATCATTTGCATCCTCTGGTGTCATGAATCGACCTGGACATTTGCTTTCCATGATCTCATAATATCGTCTTGTAGGTGTGCGACCAACAGAAGGATAATGAGAATCAAGTCGAACAAATGATCGAACTGCAATCTCTACTGCATCATCGCTGTGAGTATCAAAATACTTGCGAAACTCAGTGAGAATAACTGCTGCAGCATCAGATCCAGTTTCAGGAGAAACATGTTTCAGATAAAGGTCTGCAATACAGTTCAATTCTTCATCAGTCCAAGGAATGATGTTTTTACGATTAACTTGCGTTACCTTACCCTTTGTCCAGGTTTTGATTGGATTAGCATACTGAACCTTTCCAAACAATGCACGTTCAATGTTTCGATACAGAACACGATCTTCGCGTTCTTCAAATACATTCAACAGTCCAAACTTTGATACCTGATCTGAATAAGAATCGTAGAAGTTCTTTTCAGATTGAGACACAATGGTGGTAGTTGTCATGATACAACTGATGTTTCTTGAACTTTTATAGAATACCGGAAAACGAAACCTAATGGTGGTTAAGTGGACAGTTATCCAACTGGCAAAAGCAAATTCAAAAAAAAAAAAAATTGCAATTCTGTTTTGAATGATGCCACGAATCATGCGATCAAATGAAATTACAGAAAAATTAAAATTTACTCTATTCTTATTCTATTAGATGTATCAATTCCTCTTGCTTTTTGATATCTTGCTAATGATGCAGCACTTGAAATATGTTTAGTTACAGTGCATTGCCACTTTTGTAAAGAAACTAATTTGCCTCCCACTTTGCCATGTTCAGTCATTTCTTCTTTTGTTCTTGCAAAAATACCTTTACCTTGTTCATATAACTTTTTTCCATTTTTGCTCCCTTGCTCTATCATTTCTTCTTTTGTTCTTCCATGGACACCAACACCAAGTTTATATGCTTTTTTACCATATTCACTTCTTTGATCAAATGTAAAAGAATGAATACCTTTACCTTGTTCTTTTAACTTTTTATTGTACTCATTTCTTTGTTCAGAGGTAAGTGCAAAAATACCTTTACCTAGTTGTTTTACTATTTTTCCTCCTTTACTGCTATTATTATATCTTTGTTCTTTAGTAAGTGCATGAAATCCTTTTCTCTTTTCATATGTTTTTTTGCCTGTTTTTCTATGAACTTCCAATGAAATAATACCACCACAATTCGCATTCAAACACCATTTATCAGTATTATAAACTGGTTTTATCAATCTTCTCTCAACTTCACCAACATCTTCACGATTATTGAAAGTTTCTAATATCTGTTTCTTTGGAGTATAAAGTTCCCAACACCATTTATTTGTTACAGGAGAACCCCAGTATTCCTCATCATATACCTTTTCTTCGTGCATTCCATAATAGTAATATGGAACTTCTTCAAAGGTAATCTTATATGTGTAAATTCTTGGACTTTGTGAAGTCATAATTGTGCTTCTAATTGAGTTCGCATTACTATTTATTAAAAAAAATTAAAAAGGAGGTTCCAAAGAACCTCCACGCTCTTATAGTTGCGAACTCATTAGAGCATTATTATTTAGAAGGCAATTTTATCCAATGTGGGTTGTTGATTACCTTGCGGTTCTTCACTTGTCAGAGATTCAAGAATTTCAAGAATCTCATTGCCAGTGTTGCCTTGCTTGAGAAGATTGATCAGAGTAGACTTAGACATCATCAAAAAGTAAAGGAGTTTGGTTGAATCAGTTTAGTGTCATGATTCAGGACAGAATGTTCAGAATGTAGTAGTCTTTACTTCGTCAGAGTAACGATCTGCAAAGCATCCTGAAAGAAACACTGAATCATGAACTTGTGGTGTTTCATTGTGCATCAGTTGTTGATTAAACTTAAAGCAACTCCAAACGATTTGCTTTGTTTCAATGTCAGATGCAGGACTGTAGGATCGCATGATTCAGTTCAGAAACAGTTGTTGAATCTTGAGTTGCACAGAATCAGTCAATTCTGATTCTTCATCACCCTGATCTTGAAACTCACTCATTGCTTCATAAATTGCATCCCATTCTTCATTTGTGAAAAACTCTTTGATGCTGGTAGTGTCAGTCATGAGTTGTAATTGTGGTGATTATGGGGATTTTGCAATCCCCATTTTAATAGAATCAGATCATCACATTGCGAGGATCTCAAGATCACCATGCTTCAGAGCACGATTCAATTCGCGACCCCAGGATGTTGCTTCTCGTGCTTCACTATCGCTCAGAAGATCAATCCAACGAAGTGCAGCAGCATCATCTTCAAAAGCATACTGATAGATTTTATCAGGATTGCTGTTGAAGATAACCAGCAGATCATAGGTTCCTTCCATCTCTCCAGAGATTACAGAGAGTTGGGAGATTGCACTGCTGTTTACAGACTGGTGAACAAAAGTGCGGGAGGCGGTTGCGGTTGTCATGTTTGGTGTTCCTTGAACTTCTTAAGAATACAGGTTTTTGGTGGGAAAAACCAAGGGGTGTGCCAGAAATTAAACTGGCACACCTGCTACCAAGTAGCAGGTTTATAAATAATAAAAGAATGGAGAAAGTTATGAATCATTATGTCTATTACTCGTATGAAGATTGGGGCAGAGGATACATTGGCATAAGACAATGTGAGTGTAACATTTGTGAAGATGATTACTTTGGCAGTTACTATGATAAGACATTTAACCCAACAAATAAAATCATTTTGATGGAATGTAATACCAGAGAGGAGGCATTAGCAGCGGAGGTTATTCTTCACAACTTTTATGATGTGAAGAATAACCCACATTTTGTAAATCAGGCAAATCAAACTTCATCAAAGTTTGATTATGATAATACTGGAATGCCTATGAGTGAAGAAACAAGGAAAAAGATAAGTGAAGCAAAGAAAGGGCACTTAAAAGACAAAAAGCAATCACCAGAACAGATTGCTAAAAGAATGGAATCAAGAAGAAATGGTGGAGGATGGAATAAAGAAACTGGCAAAAAGATTAGTCAATCATTAAAGGGCAACATTCCTTGGAATAAAGGTAAAAAAGTTGGTCCTATGAGTGAAGAACAAAAGGAGAAAATAAAAAATACAATGAAAGAGAAAGCAAAGTCCCGTCAAAGAAATGATGACGGGACTTTTACATCAACGCTTATATAACCAACCTCCACTCCAGTCTGCATTTTCAAGTGCCCATTCCCTCTCGTTAGCAATCAAAAGGTTGCACCTTTCTCCCTTTGCAGGACTACGCCACGATGCCGACTTTAGAACCGAACCAGTGTTCTTGTCTACAAAACAATGTACGCTCTTGCTACCATGAGCAATCATAATCACTTTCAGATATTTCTTACCTTCTTCAATTTCATACTTGTAACCAAAGTCATAAGTACCATCAGCAATTTGTTGCAGACACTGATTATGATAATCAGTGTTCATTTCTTTCTCTGCAGAAAGACGATGTTGCTTTGTGTTGTAAAGTCGAAAATCAATCTCAAGTGCTTCACAAAGAGATTGAGTATACTTCAGAACCTCAGATTTGCGATCGGTGAGAGTTGCAGTCATTTGCTTGAATTGCTTTGACTCTTTAAGAATACAGGATTTTGGGCACTGTGCTCATTTACTGTGCCAGTTCTACGAGTGTCACATGGTGTTAGTTGTCGAGTTCATAAACAACTTTCTCAAGTTCAGTTAAAAGTTCGTGTGTGTAATTCTCAACAATTCTAACTGGGTCTTCAACATTACAATCATAATACAACTCACACTCATATTGATAAGCAAGGTCATAATCTAGAGACATTAGATTGTCAAGTTGTTGTTCAATGCTGCGAATCAGTTGTGCTTGAGTTTCAGTCATAATTCAATGCTCCAATCAGAATCATTGTGTAGATTTGCCCAGAAAAAGTTCTTTCCATTCAATGAACGTAGAAAGACACGATTGCCCTTGTCTTGTTCAATAATGCACTCAGGATTTGATTCCATCAGGTTACAGAATCTGTTTTTGGACTTTTTACTCTTGGGAGTGACAAATGCAGTGTTCATTGTTCAATGAGATCAGCAACAGTGTGAAGAACTTGTGCAGATGAATAGCGAACAGAAGGAGAGAAGATAAATGCAAAAGCAAAGATCAATGCAAGCAGTTTCATACGGTCTGGACTCTTGAATGTCAATGTTTTGCGTGTCATGATCAATCTTCGAGAGTGAGTGCAGAATCAATTACATCGCTCCACATCAAATCAATGGTCTCTTGATTCCACTTTTGTTTAATCATATCTCCATCTTCAGTATAAAGTTCACATACCCATTTTTCATATAGAGATTCATTGTTGACAGAAAGATTGTCAAACAATGCAACAATAGAATCGTTGATTTCTGCCTGATGTTTCATATCAGAATCGTTAAGAAAATCGTTAAGTGATGCAATTTCAGACTCATTTAGAGAACTGAAGTATTCATCCAAGATAGTGTGAAGAAAGTTAGAATCCTCTTGACACTTATTATACAAAGATTCGAAAAGTTGGTTTTCTTTGATCGGATTTGAAAGAGAAATCATTTGCAGTAATTAGGATTGATTTGACAAAAACGATCTGCTTGTTGTTCTTGATACTCATTTACTGTAGCATGAGCAGCAAGACCAACACGAAGACCAAGTGCAAGAGTAGCAATCAAAAAAGCAATTCTCATTTTTTTGATTTTTTGTGACGATAAGATGCAGAGGGGTCAGGATCATAAAGACCGCCACCAGAGCGATCTTCAAGATAAAATAGAAACGCGAACATTGTCACAATAAACCCACCTAAAATCAACATAATCAACAAGCACCTTGCATAAAGTTGTACTCTTGAACTAGATCAATGTTGTCACCAGTGATAACATAATCAAGTGCAAGACGCTCATCAATCTCACGAATTGCATCTTTTTTGCTGATGCACTTTTGAGAGATTGTATCAACACCCTTCCAAGATAGAATCTTAAGAGTGTGAGTGGAGCAATCCTCAATGGGATAAAATCCCACGAGCATTGTTCCATCCTTTGACTGAAGTGTGGGAAACTCGATCATTGGGTGCGATCCCTTGAACTTCTTAAGAATACAGGATTTTGGGTTCTTTGGAGATTTGTTGTGCCACCTATCAGAGTGTCACACTTGTTTTTTGAGACGCTTCAGATCATAAATGACATTACTGATCCCACCTTGAGTGTAACCAACCACAAAAGGATAGGAGGGATCTTCTACACTATCAGGGCGATTGGGATTGACTGAACGAGAGCGATTCATAATCTCATACAAGTCTTGCAGAGACTCGATGATGATTTCAATCTGAGTTTGGGGAGACATTGGAGGTGTTCCTTGAACTTCTTAAGAATACAGGATTTTGGGCACTGTGCTCATTTACTGTGCCAGTTCTACAAGTGTCACCATTTACCTTGTTGAATAAGAATCTTTTTGATTTCTTGATAAATGAACTGGCGAAGTTTAGGTTCGGTAGTGTTATCAAAAGCATGATAAAGACGTGAAAGATATTGTTCTTGCGTCAAACCAATGTTACCATCGCCACCAAGATCATTAAGTGTAGAACCTCCTTTAGATTTGACACGTCCAAAATTGCCAGTGATGTTGCCCTGCGTTCTCAGTTTGGGGCGGATCTTAGAAAGATTTGAGTTAGTCATTCTTCAACATCAAAAATAGAATCTTCCCAACCATCAAAACCATTGTCAGGTTCTCTATCACCTAGAAGTTGTTGGGCATACGTTAGAGTTCCACGATCAAAGTATCCATCACGAAAGTCATCAGTTTGACCACGACTCTTATACCAACGAAGAATACCAAAACCTACATCAAATGTCTGAATGATACTCATACTATAATCATCAGACCAGACTCGATTTGCATTTGCCTTATCACGCAGAGCATTGAGAGTGGCACAATTCCAGTTATGTTCTAGAAAGTTGCCATTCTCATCAAATCCACATTTGGGATCATCACCTTCCCAATCTTTGACACGTTCTTGACATCGAGGGCATTGAAAAGTCATTCTTCATCCTCATCACAAGGAAACATTACGTCGTACTCTTCATCAGTCAGAGTAAGATACTGGACATCAGCACCTTTGTGATCTTCGGCATACACTAATTGATAATGTGCGAAGTCGGAGAGACTTGTACTACCATACTCAACAATACCATCAACAATGCAAAGATAATTCATTGTGCAATTACATCTAGAGTTTCAATTAACATCATTGAAAGTTCTACCTGATGCTCATTATCAACCACTTGAATATCTGACTCTACAAACTCTGATGAAAGTTGTTGTAGAAGATCTGTGTTTTGGAGTTCTGCAAATACATAAGCAGCAAACTCATTCTTGAATCCATCACACAAAAGTTGCAA